TCACGCCACCTTTTTCCGTCGTCCTGCCTGCCGGGTGAACATCTCCCCGACCTCTTTATTGGCGTCGGGATGGTGGTGCCCGTAGACCTTGATCAGCGTCTCACGAGACATCGACAGGAAATGCGCGATCTCGCCGATATCCCCGCCCGTCCACATCAGCCAGGTCGCCGCAGTGTGTCTGAACGTATGCCGGACGAACGGGTGATCGGGGCCGAACACCGCGATCATTGCCCTCGACAACGCCTGCTTCGGATCGGAGGGTTTCCCTCGGTACTGGACGAGGTAGTTCCTGGACTTTGCCCACCGGCGGAGATGCAAAAGAAGCCGAGGCGGGATTCGGACGGATCCGGCCCGTTTCGTCGGTGAGACCTTCTCCCCCTGCGCGGCGCGGTAGAAGACGCCGTCGTCGACATCGATCCACGGCAGCCCCTCTTCCCGATGGAACGATGCCTGCCAGACCCGCTTTGAGCGCGTCCCTGTGTAGATCGCCATCAACACGAACGGCACGATATGCCGCAAGGCATATGCCTTCGTATCCTTGTTCCCCTGACGCACTCGGGTCCGGTAGAGGTACCAGATCAACGCAGCAGCCTGATCACGGGTGAAATAATCAACCCTCGCCTCGGACGGGTTTGGCAGCGACACCTTGACGTGATCACGGCACAAGGCGTCCGCGGCGTACATATTGACGGCCGATCGCAGGTCTTCCAGTTCACGCCGGGCCGCACTTTCGGAACCCCGATGCTCGACGTACTCAGCGCACGTCGCCCGGCTGATGTCGGCCAGCGTCTTGTCGCCCCAGAACTCTGTCAGGAAGCGCAGCCGGGCGGCCAGTTCGTTCGGGCGAGCGACATCGCCCTTGTGCTTGAAATAGTGGACCAGGACGTCCGGGATCAAACACTCCTCGGACGTCCGCTTCAGGACTGGCTTGGCCTTCGACCGTCGCTCGAGGAGATAGTCCTCTAGGGCCTGCTCGGCGCCTCGAACATCCGCAACGCGGCAGCCCGTGCTAGTGCGGCGTCCGCCGTCTTTGATGTACCAAGTGGCGTGCTGCCGGATCGTGCCGTCATCGTTTCGCTTTTCGGGCATGAGCCAGAGATGGGCGGGCTTGGCCGGACGCGGCATGTATTTCTCCACTCAATGATGCCGCGACGGGTGACGAAGATGGTTCGCCCGATCCGCTCGGCCGGCAACTCGCCTCGGTTGATCGCGCCCCGCAGGACCTTCTCGCTCCAGGCCATGCCGATCTCCGGCAGATACGGCGCCATGGCGAGCTTCACCGGCTCGTCGAGACCAGCGTCCTCGAGATCAGCGATGTCCTGGAGATTCGGGAGTTTCTCGATCCCGACGATCAATTCGAATCGTGCCATGCCTCCAGTTTCCTCATCGTCAGGAAAGTCGCAACTGCGGCAGCATCATAAGGTTAAGAAATCGGGGACTTGCGGATCGCGGCCTGAACTTTCGACCCTGAAATCCGATGTTTCGACCCAAGGTTTCGTCGATGTTGGGTCGAAAGGTTGTGCAAAACAGGGGTGCGGCTGGGTCGAAACCCCTCAGTCCTCGGTAGCCCCGTCATCGGTCGCCTTGCCCAGGAGGCTGGCGTGGTACTTCTTCAGCCGATCGAAGTGCGCGTCCATGGCCCGGGCGATCTGCTTCGAGCTTTTGACCGTCAGAAAATGATCGACGATCCTGGCGTAGTGGTTCGCCTGTCGAGGAAGGCGTTGGGCGGGATCTAGCCGCTCCTTCAGATCGTCGTCTGACAAGACCTGAACGACCTGAGACGGCGTAGGGACGTCGCCTGCGCTCTTGGTCTTCACCGGAGTCGTGCCGTTCACCAGCTGTGACTTCGGGTCGTAGTGATGGATCAGCCTGCTTTCCAGCGGACCGATCTCGCTCCTGGCGCTGACAGGGAACGCCCAGACGTAGGCGACTTCCCATACGTCCAGCTGCCGGTTCCCGATAATATCCGACCTGGCAGACGTCAGATGGCGATTGACGCGGGCGCGGATGCCGTCGGTGGACTGACCGACATAGATCGGCACGTTGTCCAGGTCCGCGAGGATGTAGACGCCGATCTGGTTCGTCAGGTTCTTGAGCGCCTTCGCCCGGTAGGCGATCGCTGGAACGGCGGATGCGGCCTTGGCCACTACGATCTCTGCAACGGCGTGGGACGATCGTTCCGCTGCACGACGATCCCGCCTCGCTTGACGGTCGTCGTCCGCGTCAGCTCCGCGCCCGTGTATGCGACTTCGAAGGCGACGGAATGAAGGTAGGCGTCAGATCCGCCAAAGCATTCGTGGAACGCCTTCAGGATGCCGACGTCCTCGATGCCCTGCGGGGCCGGAGCAGGATTGTTCCGTGGGCTGGGGATGGTGCCGGGGAAGAGGTAGATGCACGGGGGCGGCAATTCGAACGGCCCCACCTGGGTCAGCGGAGCCCCGTTCGCGGCCTTCGGACACGGGCGACTGATGGTCCCGCAAAGCCAGTCCCAGATGATCAGCCCGTCGACCACCTGGTTCCTGGAGACGATCTCGGCCCCGAGTCTCGTATGAATTCCCGACCAGGCGTTGTGGCGGGGATCCGCCCCCTGGTTCGAGCAGACGGACCACAGGATGAACTCCTGGACGTGCGGTGGCCGCTCGAAAATGTTCGTGTTGTTGCCGTCCAGACAGCCCTTCAGCTCGATTGCCGACTTCCGTCCGTTGTTCAGGGTGACGACGTAATCGTGCCGGTTCGCCTCGCCCGCCGATTCCCAGTCCTGGATGTGGTGGGTGTCCTGCATGTGGTTCAGGACGCGTTGGACGAAATCCCGCTTCTCCCGCATCGTCGCCGAGAACTGCCCGCGGATGCGTTCGATCGCCCCACGGAACAGCCCGCCCTGATAGAAGTCCTTCTCGTCCAGGCCGTGGCTGCCCAGGTTGTGGGATTCCGTCTTCAGGACTTCCGAGAATTCCTCGATCAGCTTTCCGAGCCTAGCGTTGCGCTCGCAGGGTATCGATGGGGGCTTCACGCTTGGCGGCAACACCGGCCTCCGCATTCAACAGCGGTTCGAAGAGGTGCCTGGCGAGATGCCTGACGACGGGAACCGCGACTCCGTCACCGGTCAGGTGATAAGCCTCGTTGTACCGCTTCGGCAACCGGTAGCTGTCGGGAAGCCCCATCAGTCGCGCCGTTTCCCGCGACGAGATCAGCCGCGACCGCACCAGATCGCCATCGACGACGACGATGACCTGACGGCTAGATCCGCCGGCCGGCGTCCGCAGGCATCCCGACACGTCGTCGAACCGGATCTCGGCGCGCTGGACCTTCACTCCGTTCTCGTCGAGGCGGGTGCGCTTGTAGACGCCGCCGACCATCCGACGCCCGGAGCGCCTCGCGGCATCCATCTTGGCCGCATTGCCTGCGGACATCATCCGCAGCAGCTTGGCCGTCTCCTCCACGGTGTGCCACGGCACGTCGGCCGGCTCGTCCTCGATGAGGTCGGCGAAGGTCGATGAGCGGATCGGCGGCGTCGGCAGGTTCCACCAGATCCAGCGGTCGGCAGCTTCGCCGGACAGCAGCGACTGCGACGAGACGATCTTCTTCGTGTGGAAGGGGCCGACGGGCACGGGCGACGTCAGCGAAGGATCGATCTCGATATCTTCCCGGACGCCCACAACGAACAGCCGGGGCCGCGACTGGGGCACGAAGAGCGATGCGTCGATGACGACCGCGCCGTAGCGATATCCCGCCGCAGCGAATGTCTCGCAGATCGCCTCGAAGTCCTTGCCGCCGTGCGAGGTCAAGGTGCCGACGACGTTCTCCAGGGCGACGACCCGGGGTGCCCGACCCTCGGCCCGGAGCAGGTTCATCTTCTCCCAGAACGGATAGAAGGTCCCGGAACGCTCGCCCCGAAGGCCAGCGCCGCCGCCGGCGAGAGAGAGGTCCTGGCAAGGGAAGGATGCCCAGGCGAGATCGGCCTCGCCAGGCAGTAGGTCAGGACTGACTGACCGCACGTCGCCGACGAACAGCTCGTTCTCGGCGCCCCAGTTGTGCTGGTACGTCATGCCCTTGCGGGCGTCGAAGTCGTTCGCGAAGGTGCACTGCCAGCCATCGCCGAGTCCGGCCCGGGCCATCCCCGCCCCGGCGAAGAACTCATAGAAGGTCGGCTTGTGCGACATGCGGGGCATCCTGCGTTTACGATTCGTTTTCATTGGAAGATACGCCACGTTCGTTGTGATGAAAGCATTTCAGGAAAAGATTCATGACCCGTTGCCATCGCGCAGCGAAATCATGCGGCGTGTCGGTTCCAAGGACACCACGCCCGAGATCGCGGTCCGGAAGGCGCTCTGGGCCGCCGGCCTTCGGTACCGGCTGCACCGGGCCGACCTGCCGGGCAAGCCGGACATCGTCCTGCCGTCCCGCCGTATCGCGATCTTCGTCCACGGCTGCTTCTGGCATCGGCACGAAGGGTGCCGGCGTGCCCGGATGCCGGCGACCAGGCAGGAATACTGGGTGCCGAAGTTCGAGCGGAACGTGGCCCGGGATATCGCCAACGAGACCGCCTTGCGTGACCTGGGGTGGGACGTCCGGATCGTCTGGGAGTGCGAGACGAAGCCGGGCCAGCTCGCGGAATTCGTGCAGGACATCATCAGTCGAACAAAGCTTCGATAGCGTCCAGGTCACCCTCATCAGCCTCCACTACCGGCCCCAGCGCCCTCTCCTCCTCCCAGGCCCGCCGCCGAACCGGGATCGCATGCTCGTTCACCTGTGCCGCGACCTGACCTCGGATCGACGCCTTCACCGCCTGCGCCAGTGTGTCGTGCTCCCACACCACCAGCCGGTCATCGCTGACTTCGACGACGACGCCGTAGTTCCGGCCGGAATCCGTCGACCTTCGCTTGTAGTGGACCCAGCCCCATTCGAGGGCATCGTAGACCCTGATGCCGGAAGCGTCCCACGTCCATGCATGCGCGGATGCGATGTCGAGGTAAGCGATATTCCGCTTCGCCTCAGCGCCGTTCTTGCCACGACAGACCGCCTGCCATGTTCGGAGATTGCTTCCCGGCTGGTGGAATGGGCGAAACCGCCGGCCGGCACCGGCCAGGACGATGCCATCGTCGGGGTAGATGTCGCCGTCCCGGGACCAGGCCAGCGGATCGACGATGACAGGGCGGTCGCATGCCTCGCGATCGGCGTCGAGGTAGCCGGAGTCGGACTGCGCCGGCAGGAGGCGGAGTTCGTAGATGTCGGCCATCAGGCGGCATCCTTCTTGACCAGCTCGTTGACCTCCTTCTCGAGTAGGTCCGCAGCCTCGTCCTCGCCCCGCAGACGATTGACCACCGACCAGAGGGCATTGCTGCATCGGTTGTAGCGATCCAGGTCCGGCATCGAGACGCCAGCCCAGTTGGCGAGTTCGACGGCATGGTCCATCATATTGAGGGCGCGCCTCTGATCGACCGAGATAGTACCCCATCCCATCTCGGTCGGCGTCTCTTCCTCAGCCTTGGTATCGGCCACGCACCCCTCGGCCAGCGCCGACCGGATCATTTCCGCGGACGCATTCTGTGCCGCAAGAGCGCCGGCCCGGTCGATCACCGCCCGCAGCCTGTCGATCTCGCGCCTGGCCGCCACCCTCTCCTCGGCCTTGGCGAACGCCTGCCGATACATCGCGCCGTCCTCCACCACGTCGGCGATCGGCGGCGACAGCTCTTTCTCGATCGCTTCTACGAAATCCGGGATCGCATCGGGCGACGCCGTAGCGATCTCGACTGGAAGGAACTTGACGACGAACCCCGAGGACACGTTCCACCCCGGCTTCCCGTCGATGATGGTCCGTCCAAGCGTATATTCGTCGAGACGGACTTCGGCTTCCTCGATGAGCCATTCTTCGCTCTGTTTGACCCGGTCGTCATCGAAAGCTTCGAAGCCGCCCGTTCCGAGAAAGGCATCGAGGATGGCGCGAGCCATCTCTTCGGGCGTGTGCGATCTGTCCTGATCTTCGAGACCGAACACCGCCAGCGTCGCGTCCCTGATCTCCTCATCGGACGCCGCCTTATCCCGGTCGTCGGCCCGTCGGCGTTGAGCACCGGTTCTTTTGTTCCACGGCAGGAAGGCCGCTAGCCTATCCAAGGCCGGCCACGTCCCGTCGAACATGATCGCCCGATCGTCGATGGTGACGACGGCCGGCGGCTTCTTGTCGACGACCCGGATGGCCTCGAAGATCGCCCGACTGTCGAATTCTCCGTCCTGGACGAGGAAGTCGCCGTCGATCCGGCTCGGTGCCGACCCCATGATGTGCTTCGCGAGCCACTTCTTGATCGCCTCGATCCCCGCCGGATCGGAGCACCTCGAAGAATGAACCACGACGTCGAACCGACCGTCCTCGACGAGGCGGCGCAGGAACGCCATCGCGCCCGGCACCGGGCCGTCGGCGATCTTGTCGCAGCCCTGCCAGCCACTGCTGTAGGAATGAAGGACGCCGTCGAAATCGAGGCAGATCAGCTTCTTGTGTGCCATGTGTCAGGCCTCCTTCGCCTGTCGAGTTTCCATGAGATGTTGGCGTTCGGCTTCGAACCGGGCGAGCTTCTCCTGCCCGCGCTGGACGGTTTCGAACGCAGCGATGAGCCCGTCCTTCGTTGCTGCGATCCTGTTGTCCAGATCACGGATGCGAGGGTTCAGGGGCGTCGGCTCCCTTCGCTTCATCGCCATCAGGCAGCCCTCCCCGCCGACGCGCCGCCGGTCTCGGTGTCCCCGGCCTCGCCGAACCTCTGCCGCCCACGATCAAGAAGATCCGCGACCGCCTGGCGATACCCGTCGCGCCGACCTTCCTTGTAGTGGTCGTTGATCTCGCCGGCGGCGGCGATCGACTTCACCACGGCGCACGGCAGGCACTGATACGATCGCTTGTCCCCATTGAATCTGCGAGCGCAGCTCCTGCACACGACGTTGTACCGCCCCGGTGAGAAGCCTCCCAAAGGGAATTCGACGCCCCTCTTCCGGAGTTCGTCGACCATCGATGCTGCAGAGGTGTCGGGGATGATGTCGCTCATTATGCCCTCTTTACTGGATAAAGGGGCGCAGGACCGCCCTTCGGCTGATGTCCGCCTACCACCTTGGCTTCCGGCCCTCCGGAGCGCAGGAACCGCATGACGTCCGACCGGATCTCCCGAGGCGTCGTCGGACGGATGCCGATGAGCTGGCAAGTCAGCCAGTAAATCGGGTAGCCAGCGATGAAGATGCCCGCGGCGATCGTGGCGAGCCCGAGGAAGGCCGGCCACCCGATCGCGAGGATCATCGCGAACACCAAATCGGTCTTCGTCTTCTGACAGATGGCCGTGGCGACGGCGCCGACGACGAGGTGGGCGGTGGCGAGATAGAGGAAGCCGGTCATGCCGCCTTCCCGGCATTATACGCGGACCGGAGGGTTAGGAGCATCGACCACCTGTGCTCGCTGTGGCACTCGCTCTCAGTATCGAGAGTGCCGTCCACCGGCAGGAGTTTCTGCGGGATGAAGAGGTGGCCATTGGCAACAAACCAGCCGCAGACTCCGCCAGTGGGATCATTGGCGCGGGAGATCGTGCCCAGCTTGCCGAAGGTGTGCTGGATATCCTCCTCGACGAGTTCGATCTCGCGGGCGTCGAGGCGGGAAGCGATCTCGGCTTCGGCCAGGGGCTTCGTTTCGGTGGTCATAAGGATTCCTTCTCCTGTCTGATCTGTGCCGCCCAGGGGCCTTCGTCGCCCGCGGTTTCGGCATGTGCGTTGTCAGTTTCCCAGATCGCATGAAAGCTGCAAGCGATCGGAGCGATCTGGGAGGTTGGGTCAGGCGGCGGCTTCGTCGATGGCCCGCACATCGTACGTCTCCACCAGCTCGACGATGTCGTCATCGGTGATCGTCTCGGCATCGAGCGGAAGATCGTCGGTGACCCGAGCGACGCAATCGTAGACCTCGAGGTCGTTCGGGTCCGTCTTGGCGAGACGGAGATCGGGGCGCTGCTCCTTCATGTTGGCTTCGAACGCAGCGATTGCCGCCCTGTCATTCGCGTGGTCGCTAATGTCGTAGAGTTCGTAGCCCGAGCCGGCCTCTGCAGTTCCTGTCGCGTAGCGTGGCATGCTTCTCTCCTTGGGTTTCGCCGCCGTCTATCGGTCGGCAGTTTCGATGGGGCGGTAAGTGACGACCCGGCGGAGGCCGAGACCGTCGAGGATCCTGTCGCCGGGATCGCGGCGGCCAAGGATAACGTCGCCCACGTACTGGGGCGAGACGCCGTGTTCCCGAGCCCAGGACTGCTGCGATCCGGCGTCGGCGCAGGCCTGGCGGAGGAGGTTGCGGACGCCGGCGGCGGTCATGCGGCCTCCTCTTCGTCTTCGGGTTCATCGCAGAGCCGCAGCCAATCCGCGTATCCGGTGTCGAGGACGACCCACTCCGTCCGCCCGTCCCGAGCCCTGACGCGGGCGGTGTATTCGCCGCATGCTGGGCATCGCCAGACTGCGCCAACATTCATCTGGTCGGCATCGACGGTCTCTTCCCGGCCGCAGCGGCAGGCCATGATGTGCTGGATGTTCATGCCGCGAGCCCCCGTCCCCGAACATCGTACGTGATCTCCACATCCCCATCGCGAGGGACCAAGACAACGCCGTCCCTGACCGGGACGTCCAAGACCTCGCCGTCGGAATATCGGAGACGGGCCATCCCGGCCGGAGCGGGATTCTGAAGGTGGTGGATGTTGATCGCTGCCGTCGAAGACTTCAGTGCGTTCCGCATCTTCATGCCGCGAGCCCCCGTTCCCGCAAGAACCGGGGCACCACCCGTCCCTTCCTCGTCGGCTTCTCCACCGGCGCGGCGATCGCCACCTCGACCTGGGCGGCCTCCTCGGCTTCGATCTCGTCGTCGTCCAAGAATCTGGCCGACTCCTTCACCGGCACAGGCTTCTCCTCGACCGCAATAGGCGCCTCGATGGCCGGCTCGATCGGGCCATCGTGTTGAGTAATGCGCGCCCACATTTTGCGGCATTTCGAGACGTCGTCGGCGTTGTAGGTGAGGATGTCGTCGTACCTGCCAGCGTCCCAGATTTCCGCGACCTGGGAGCCATCGATGTCCGCTTTGCCACCGAGGCCGAGGATGCGTCCCAGGCGGTCTTGAGAGATGAACTTCGTCGGCCCTTCCCAGGCGGTCATCGTATCGAAGACTTCGGGGCTCCAAGGCCTGGCGTGGATCGGCCACCAGTGGGGGACGGGGATGCCGAGGACGATTGCTCGCTTCCAGAGCCATCTCAGGTCGAAACCAAGGATATTGTGTCCCGTCAGGACCGCGCCTGCGACCTCTTTGTAGAAGCTGTCGGCTTCGGCGAAGAATCCCGAAATCAGCTCGCGTTCGATCTCGATGTCCCAGCCGGCCGGGCCAGCAGTGTGGGAGCCGACAACTTCCCCGTCCGCTTTCGCCCAACAGATCGATGCAAGCCGTCCGAGGCCGCCGTCCAGGCTGGTTTTGCGGACCACCTCGAGGATGGCGGCCGGCTTTTCGTTGGCTTCCCAGGCCGCGATCGTCTCGGGCTTCTTCATCGTCGCCGGATGCGTCACCCCGGCGGTGATGTCGGCGATGATGTCGGGGTCGAGCGTGGGAAGGGTCTCGAGATCGAAGAAAAGTTTGTCGTCGATCATGCTGCCAGCTCCTGGTCAGCAGCGATTTCGCGCCAATGCGTCGGCCCGAATCCCCGGCTCTCATCCCAAGTGAACAGATTGCCCCGGGCGACCCACATTCCGCGGTGAGTGCCTACGATGAAATTACGGAATGCCGGGTCCCACCTCATTTCGAACGGCCCTTCCCCGTTGGCCAGCACTTCGATGTATGTGCCGTCCCGCGGCGCGGTAGCGATGTCTCGAAAATCGTTCATTTGTCGGCCTTTCTTCGCCCCGGCCGGCTCTCTGCCTTACCGGTAATGGAATGCTGTGATTGATAATCAGGCGGCTTCCTGCAGCCGGCGGACGGATGGACGGACGCGGATCGCGCAGCAGATCGTCGAGTGATCGCGCTGAAAAAGCCTGGCGATCTTTTCGTACGACCAGCCGAGAGACCGGAGGCGGAGGTATGCCTGCTGCCGGGCTGGGTAGTGCAGCTTGCGCCCGCGGCGGGAGAGCAGGGTCCGGGTGTCGATGCCGTGATCAGCTGCGACGGGCGCCAGCAGCTGCAGAGTGCGGTCGCGAGGAGTCATGCTGCCGACCTTCTGCCCGCCCGGCTCCAGGGCGACACAGCACCGATCGCGGCGCGCCGGTTATCTACAGCAGAGGGCGTCCGGTAGAGCATCGCTGCGATCTGACGCGATGTAGCGCCCTCTTCGACCAGCTCTTTGATCAGGGCGTCGTCCTCATCTGTCCATCGAGTGTCGCTCTTGAGATCCAGTCCGGCGGCAGCAATCTCGATCTGCTGCACGATGACGTCCTCGTCGAGGCCGACCTGCCGCGAGATTCTGGAAACTCGCCAGCCCTGGCGGTGGAGTTCGGCAATGCGGTCGCGCTGATTCCAAGTGAGATGCGGGCGGACCCGGATACGGCTCATCCGTGTCGACGCCGCCAGCGACGAGATGCCGAGCGCTTTGCCGATTGCCGCCGGAGACGCTCCCGTGGCAGCGAGGCGGCGCAGCTCTTCGTCGAGTTCAGGTGTCCATTCGACTTTGATCGGGGTCATCATGCCACCACCTCATTCGACTTCGTAACGATGTCGATGATCGCGAAACGAATGTTGTCCCAATCCAAATCATCGAGTTCGTTGGCGAAGGTCGCGATCATCGCCGCTGCCTTGTGCCCCGCGGTGCTGCCAGGGCGGACTTCGTAACGGACGGGGTGGCCGTCAGCACCGGCCTCGGCCCACCCATGAGCCAGTCGGCAGCGCTCTTCGATGGTGAGGACGCAAGGCTCGACGAGTGCGGTGACGAGATCGATCGTCACTGGCGTCTTCCCCGACTCGGCGAAGAACAAGCTGCGCTTCCCGATCCCGGTTTCGGCTTCCCAGTCGTTTGCAGTCATGCCGCGCCCCGCTCTGACAGACGCGTGTGCTTTTCCGAATGCTGTTTTCATCTCCAGGCCTCTCTTCGCCTTACCCGAGATCACCAACCGCGCTTTTCGCGACGCTTCATCATGAGATTGCCGATCGCATGCGCTGTCTGCGTCAGAGTTGGTGCGTCATCGAGGAACGCCGGCCGCCGGGGCGACGGACGCTCGCCATCGCCCTTCTTGGCGTCCTTTTCGGTGTTCTGATTGCTGTCGTTTTCTGTCGTCATCGCTACGCGCGCCGCTCGCTATCGTGAATGTTGTATTCACAGATTGCCTGATTCGCTGGCCGGTTCAATAGCACGCCTTAAGACGATCTCCTTTTGACCCGCCTTTTTGAGCGCCTCTATGCTCACCGGCTCAACAAACATTGGGGCTGAGAGCAAGCAAACTTTTTTTTCGTCATACTCCCCGTTGCGGCTTTCATAAGCGGACTTCACGATCTGGGATGTCAAGATCCGGGACTTCATTAGAAAACTGGAATAAATTCGGAGGTAGGAATGGGAAAGATCGGGAGTTTCCTCAAGGCGATCATGAGGGCACTGCGGGCGACAGTGCTCGTTCCGGTCGCGGTCGCCGGCGGTGTCGAATGGATCTGGAGGTCGGTGTTCGGTGGCCCCGCACCAGAATTCGACACTGAGATTGTCGAGGTGCCGGACGCCAAGGAGGCGATGGCGGTGTCTTCCCTCACTGACGATCAACGAGACAGAGAGAGGTCGGCCCGGCAAACGGCTATCGCGCATGCGGCGCTGACCAGACTCGTGAAGCAGGCCTGCGACCTCATCGACGACGGGCGGGAACTCGACGATGCCTTCTTCGACGAAACCCACGACAGCACTTGGATCCTGCCTTGGGTCCGGAGCCTGACGGATGGCGACAGGCGCACGATCCGGCATATGCCGGAGGCAACGCTGCTAGGTCACCTGTCCGGACACCGCGAGCTGCAGTGCCTGCCGTCGTACCAAAACATCGATCTAGCAGCCGCCCAGGAACGGCTCGAGGCGATGCGGGAGGCGGAGAGGACACGCGGCTGGACTACTTGGGATCACTACTGCGAGCTGGTCGACGAGGCAGTCGAAAGGGACGACATCCACCTGATCGATCGCCGTGCGCTGTGGGTCGAGGCGCAGCGTCGGGCCGGCGTGCCGGAAGACGAGATCGACGACTATGGAATCTAGCGCTTGCTGGACTGCAGTGCGGTCAGTGCCGCCCGGTTCGCCGCGGCCAGTCGCCGGCGCAGGACCTCGTTCTCGTCGGCCAGGTCGTTTGCGCGCGTGGTCTCGCTCCGCAGGGCTGCGATCAGGCGGTCGATGCTGCCACGCGAAGTCTGGCGGATGACACGGATGCGCTCCGGCTGCCGCTGACGGCTCCCGGTCGCATTCGCGGCACCGACCAGCGCCGAGAAAATCCCTGCTTCCATTCCGTGGATGAAATTACGCATTCCCAGGCCTCCATCGCCGTGTGTGCCCACATCGGAGCATGAAATCATGAACAATTCGATAAAGAGGAAATCCCCTTCCCAGCGCCGGGCGGACGCCGCAGCCAGGACGGAGAGGTGGCGGCAGCAGAATCCAGGCCGGCCTGACCCGCGGCTGGTCGACAGGATGATTCTGGAAGCGCTCTTCCATGTCCTGAGTGAGGCTCCTGGCATGACGCTGGATGCCGGTAGTCTTATCACGGAGACCGTCGATGCGGCCGTTGCGGGTCTGAAGCGGAAGGGGGTGCGCGGTCGCGATGCCCGCCAGGCGGTCGGCCGGCGGATCGGCGATCATCAGGACGGGCGATGTGTCCGTGCCGCACTGAGTGAGAAAGCCATGTGGCGGGATTTGGAGGCGACCCGGATGGATACGGTGTGACACCACAACCCTGCCGACCGCTACGTTAGTCCGACGCACGGGGTGACACGAGATAGCACTTGACACCCGTCACAAAATGTTGGAGTGTAGCGTCAGACGCGACGGAGAGCACTGGCGATGAGGCCTACCGCCCCTCGCGTTCGTTGAACCAGCCCAGGCCCTCGGCAACCCCTTGCCGGGGGCCTTTTTCATCAGCGACGAAAGGAGATGATCGATGCCATCACACAATGTCCTTGCAGCCACTCGCGGCGACTTAAATCTCACCGGGGGACGGGCCGCGATCGGCGACGGCCGGTTCGTGTCCGCAGCTACTCTCACGACCGTCACTGGCAAAGACGATCGGTGCCGGCCGACGCTGGAAGCGATGGTGCACGATCCGGCCGCCGGTCGTGTCTTCCGCGCCTCGATCACCTATCTCGAGGATGGATTGCAGATCCCAACGCCCGGCTATCCTGACGATGCGGCGTTCGAAGCGTGGGTTGATCGTCATGGCGAGGTCGCGAACCGCCTGACCAAGGCCCGCGAAGCAGTCCGTCGGGCCATCGCAAGTGGCGTGGTGGTCCCTCGTCCTCGCGAGGCGGTCTATGACACCGCGAGCCGGGTGCCGGCGGCGGCCGAGGGTGGCGATGACAACGCCTGATCCACTGATACTCTTTCGGTCATTGATATCGCTGTGTGGCCTGACCCAGGCAGAAGTCGGCGAGGTTCTCGGTAGAGACCACAATACCGTGAGGCAGAAAGCATCGGGTCACAGGCCGGTGGTCGAACGGGATCTGCAAGTCCTGGCGGATTTGTGGCGTCGCATCGACTCCGGCGACCCGGGACTCGACGGGCGGCCGGCGGACCAGGCGGCGACCATCGCCTGGGTCAGGGCGAGGACGCCGTCGACCGAATGACGCCAGATGACATCGACGAGATGCAGAAGCCGCCCGGTCTCCCCTGGGCGGCCTCCTTGATTCTCGGGGTCACCCGACCGGTCAGGGGCCGTCGTGTTTGATCACGTCGGGGTCCGTCGCCGACCGGTCGAAATCAGGGACACCGCTCTTGCCGTCCTTCTTCCTCTGGTCCTGTTCCTTGTCGTCCGTGTCGGCAGCAGCCGGCTCGTCGCCATCCCATTTCCTGCGTTCTTCTGGCATGCCTACCTCCTCTTTCTCGGGAGGGAAGGCCGAGGACGGGGCGATCGTTCCCCATCGTCCATTTTGGCGTCCAACCGTCCAACGAAATGGACGTCCATTAAATGGAGAATGGATGGCGCGATGGAGGTCATTTGGACGCTCCATGACCCTCCATCAGCCCCTACAATTACTGGGTTTCTCCAACGGGATTTCCATCGACGACGATGGACGGATGGAGCGTCCAAATTCGTTGTTTAGAGAGCCTCTAAAGTGGCGTTTTTCGCCGTCCATGGTTGGACCGCCGCCGTTGGACGGATGGATGCCGATTTGGACGCTCCATCGTGCTCCAAGAACCCCTGTGGCGCAGGGGCTGCACCATCTTCGGGAATGGTCGTGGATGGAGGATTTGGAGCAAATACGGGGTATGCCGATGCAGGGATACGGGGTGACGTGGCAGATGACTTAAGAGATCGGATGACCATGCGATCACCTATAGCTGACGGGATCGACCGAAACGCCTCGAAGCTGCCATCCGATCACTTAAGCGATGCGACATACGCGCGTACGGGATTTATCTACTACGGAGTAGTAGATGACTAATACCTATCTATGATTCTTGATTCTGACAGTTGGTCTCGCCTCCGGCGAGCCCAGGGTGCGCCTACCACTCTACCGTGGCGGAGGCTGAGACGGGGGACATCGTGGGCGCTGCGCGCCAATCCCATTCGCTCTCACTCCTGGTCGAGGTTTATCACCGAACGTCGCCTGGAGATAGTCCGGAGAGGCAGAGGCGGTTCAGACGAACCCAATCCTCCCACCCTGGCCGGGGATAGCCGGAGAGATCTGTCGTCGGCGCTCCCCGAAAATAAATTTCGTCCCGCCTAACCGTCAGAACCGCCCCGTGTGGCGCTTAGTCCGCTCGGATGGCTCCGCACTCGCCGACGGCCCGACCTTGCCACCAGAGACCCCAAATTTCGCGTCTCAGGTGGTCATGGCAATCGCATCGCGGTTCCGTCCCGTCCCGACCACCGCCCGAAATCGATGAGCTTGATCAATGCGTTAAGAGGTCTCATCTTTGTCGTGTCGGACAGGAACGACGGACAGGAGACCAGATGCGACCGAAGCGATACGACCCTACGCCCAACCACGTTCTCGTCGATGAGAACGACGCGGCGACGATTCCCCAGGACGTCCTCGAAGGACTCACCGAGAACGGCGTCGAGTGGCTGGAAGCCGGCACCGATGACCTGCGCGTCGGCGACGTCATCCGCGTCCGCCAGTGCCTGCCCGTCGTCGCCGGACGGGGGTCGCACGGGCAGCCCGTCTTCGAGAAGACGGCCGGCTACAACCATAGGCAGGTGAAGGTCCGGCGCGAGTATCTGGCGGTCGGAGAGGTCCAGAGGGTCTACAGGAAAGCGACCAGGACGCCTGGCAAGACGGTCTTGATGGTGCAGTACGGCTTGGTCTGGGACTGCGATCACGACAAGCTGTCGAGGGTCTCGAACGGGTTCGCACAGAAGACCGTTATCGAGGGGAATGCCAAACCGATCGGCAAGCGGCAGTTGGAGGTCCGCCGGCTGCGCGGATCCGGTCCGACGAGAGAGGAGCGGGCAGAGATCGACGCAGAGACCCACAGCCGGCTGGCTAGGGCTGGCATGTTCGCGAATCTCTGGGAGACGGTCCCGACTTCGGCGATCGTCCTCTCTGGCAATCCGTACATCGACGAAGACAAGCGCACGGTGGTCACCATGACCGACATCGAGGCCTGGCTTGACGGGTCTGTCGAACCACCGGCCTGGGCGATGAACGTCCTGATCAAGCAGCGTGAGAAGCACGACGATGGCGATCTCCCCGCCGGTCTGGCTGCTGCCGTCGATGCGACCCCGACCGAGGTTCCGCCAGCGGCCAAGGTCGAGACGCCTCAGGAGCCGGTGGTGGAAGCCCATCCCGCCCCAGTCGCGGATGTCGAGGATGCCCCGGCGATCGACGAGGACGTGCAGGATCCCCTTCGGGACGACGATATCCAGGCACCGCCGGAGGGCGATGAATTCGGCATTCCGGCGACTGTCTCCCTTCCTGACGAGTACCCGGTCAACCCCGATGAGGATGACAGCGAGGACAGCGACGACGATATGGAGAAAGCGGCATGACTGACGATCGACAGCTGCCGCTTTTCCCTACGGAACAGCCCTCGCCTCACGCGTGCGGCCGTGCTATATCTGGCACACGCGCCGCATGCGGCGTCTATCAGAACCTGACTGCGCCGGCCGAGGACACCCCTCGCGCCGGCGATCTTTTTGCGTTGTCCCCTTATTACCAGTCGCTCTATCGCTTCCATGCCCAGTTCGGGGAGACCGAGGGACTGTGGGAGGAGCTGGTGGAGGAGCAGCGAGCAGCGGAAGCATACGAAGCCCAGAAGGCCGAAAAGGCCGCCGCCCGGGCCGAGGCAGACCGCATTGCCGGCGAAGCAGAGGCCAAGCGTCAGGCGGCTAGCCAAGCCGCATGGGCCGAGTACGCAGTCTTCCGCGAGGATGCCGTCGCCTACCTCTACAAATAATCTCACGACACCCCGTGAAAAGGGGCCACTGCACATGATCGGATCCCCGCTACACAGGCGGGGACGGCATGATCCGGGACGACACCTTAATCGACATTTCTGGGCTGGACGAGCTGGAACTTCGGTTCCAGGCGCTCGGGAAATATGCTTTTGCGGACGCCTTGCAGACCGCCGTCAACGATGTCGCAACGGCGTCCGTCCGCCAGATGGAAGGGCGCTTCGAGCGGAATATCGAGGGCGGCCCTTCCAGATTCACGAAAATCCGTCCGGGCAAGAAGTCGTCGTCCGTTGTGGCGAACACAAGGAAGGGCGCGACCAAAGGCGTTGCCGAGGCCAGCGTCAGTGTCCGCCCCCTCCAGGCGAAATATCTGCAGTTCATGCTCGGCGAGCGCGACGAGAGAGAGCCCGGCATCGCTGGTGTGGCTGACTCCTACAATTTCATTCCGGTCTTCGAGCACCTGAAGGCCTTTGGCATCAGGAAGACGAAGGCCGGCGGCCTGCCCCGCAATGCTCTCTCCAAGCTTGTGGCGAAGGCCAAGCAAGGCCAGGTCGGCGATGTTGAGAGAGAGCGTGGGCCGGACGGAAAGCTCCTGGCGACAGAGACAGGCGATCGGACGGCCGGCGCTCCCTTCTTCGGTCGTCCTCGTCGTAAGGACGGATCGCTCGGCCCCCTCGCCTTTTGGCGGCGCGGCAAGGACCGGGGGCACAGGCCCCTGCCCCTCGCATTCGCTGTCGAGGAGAGCGATTACGGCAGGAAGGATTATCTCGTCCCCTCCTGGAACAAGTCGGTCTCCCTCGCCACCGATGGACTGCAGGACAGGCTGAGAGAACGTCTCGAAGAGATCCTGGCCGACATGAGGCTGGAGAGGACGGCACGGGCTGCGAGGAAGAACGCCAATGCCCGTGGCGAACGCAAGAGACTGCAGGAGTGGAAGGCTCAGGAAATAGCCGCCGGCAGGTTGCAACCGTCCAAGAAGGGACGGAAGAAGGGATCGAAGAACAAACCCAAGGTGACGCCATGAACGCCCACAAACGAGGGGCTGGAGGGGCGTCGAGAGGCCGGGGGACCCCACGACCTATACAACCATGCGGGGAAGTTCGCGCCTATTTCCTGTCGCTACTTATAGAACAAAAATTTTTCACCCCGCAGCACCCACAGGTTTCGACCGGCATTTGGCGACCTCCCCTCTCCGTAGGAGAGGGCTGTCCCGGATTCGCGATCGCCGACCTGCGGGATCGACACCCCATGGAGCCCAGTCATGACCCGGAAGTTTCGCCCAGTCGGGTCGTCGAAGCGATCGACCGCCGATGCCGTCGAGGCGGCTGCCGAGCGATCGGAGAAATCTGCCCGGGTGGTCTCCATCGCCGAGTTCTCCAGGATCACGGGTTTCGATCGGGGAACGCTTCGGGGGTGGATCGACAAGGGCTGCCCGACGGAGTCCGCTGCGACCGCCAGGGGCGAGGCCATCCTCGTCGATGTCCGGGCGGTCTGGAAATGGAGGGAGGAACAGGTCGCCCGGGACGAGCGCCGGAAGTTCGAGATGCCCGACGGCGAACATCCGGCGGACGGCGCCATGGGCAAGCTCGACATCAAGGACCGCAAGGATCTCGCAGCGGCACGGACGGCCGAGATGAAGCTGGCCCAGACCGCGAAGATCCTGATCCATCGCGAGCCACTGGAGTTCGCCTACGTCGAGGGCCTGTCCAAGATCCGGCAGTCCATCATGTCGATTCCCGACAGGATATTCCGCGACATGGCCGGGTTCGACGACGACCGCTGCCAGCAGTGGCGCCTCGACGCCTTGAAGACGTGTCGGGCCGGTCTCGTCGAATGCGCGAAATCCATGAACGACATGTTCTCGGCGCTGGCCGACGACGTCGGTCCGGCCGTCATCGAGGCGGATCCCGATGCCTGACATGATCGAGATCGAGGATGCCGCCAAGGATCCGGCGCTGATCCGCGAGGCTCGCCGCCTGGCGCGTCTCGGCGAGGTGGCGTTCTTCCGGTCCCTCGCAGAACTCTCCGAGGCGTTGATCGCGAACGAGCCCGAGGACATCCCGGCCTGGTGCGCGAAGAACCTCTTCGTCCCGGCCGAGAAGTCCACCCGTGGCGGGCCGATGGTCCTGACGCCGATCCAGGCGGCAATCTCGAGGTTCTGGCAGGATCCGTTCGTCTCGCAGGTGACCTTCCTGAAGCCACCCCGGATCGGCTCGTCGTTCCTGAACGCGGCCGGTATGCTGTATTACGGCTGCCACGAAAGCTCCGACACGATCTTCTACGAACGTTCCGAGGGAGCGGCGCAGGATTTCCACAACGACCGCCTGATGCCGGTGTTCGAGAACTCCATCTCGATCGCCCACCTGATCCGGAAGGCGACGAAGTCCGGCATCCAGGATCGCTGGACCGACAAGATGCTGATGAACGGCGCCGGCATGAAGCACCGTTCCGCCGAGAACAATGGTTCGTTCCGCGCCATCCGGGGCAGGTTCATCATCGCCGACGAGGCCGGCGACAAGGCATACCGGGCATCGGGAAAGAATTCGGAGGGGTCGAAGGTCGACCTCATCAAGCGCCGTGGACAAGAGTTCGCCGACTTCACCCTCTACCTGGGCGGCACACCGACCCGCGCCGGCGAGTGCACCGTATCCGAGGAATTCGAGAAGTCGGACAAGCGGGATTTCGTCATGACGGCGACATGCTGCGGCCATCGCCAGGCGTTCCTTCCCGACGTCCGGCGCGCCAAGGACGAGACGACGCCCTACGGGCCGGGCATGCGCTATCTCACCGACGACCGTGGTGTCCCGATCCCCGGGAAGGTCTGGTACGAATGCGCGAGTTGCGGCCACCATATCCCGGAGACCGAGAAGGTCCCGATGATGGAGACCGGGGTCTTCGAGCCGACGACGATCGGTGACCGCGGCCATGTCGGCGTCTTCGTCTGGGCAGCCCACTCGACCGACCCGAAGTCGCGCTGGATCGATATCGCCGACGCCCATGCCCGGTCGGAGAAGGACCTGTCGCTCCAGCAGACCTTCACGAACGTCTGGCTCGCCAAGCCCTGGGAGGAGCCAATCCAGCGGGACGCCGACCCGAGCGAACTCGAGAACCGGGCTGAGGCGTTCCCCGAGGGCATCGATTGCCCGGAGTGGACCGAATACCTGTTCACCGGTGTCGATCTCCAGGAAGGCAATCTGCATCGTCCGGACAAGCCGCCCCGGGTCGAGATCGTCACCTATGCGGCCGGTCGCAACCGGCGGCGCTTCGTCATCGATCGCACGGTGATTTCCCACTACGACATGTACGACCCCATCTCAGGCGAGACGGTCCGCATGCCTTGCGAGCCCATGTCGCCGATGTCCTGTCAGCTCATCGAGGAATATCTCGATCGCGACTGGGTCGGAGCCGACGGCCAGATCCACAAGATCCACTCGATGTTCGTCGATTCCGGCTGGCGAAATTCCGAGGTCCTGGACTTCTGCAACCTTCCGAAGAACCGCCGCCGGGGCGTGAAGGCGATCCGGGGCGCCAGGGAGTTCTCCGGAAGGCGCCCGGTGATCCCGAACAAGGAGTCGTTCTCGCAGCGCCTGAAGCGCCCGTACCTGTTTCTCGGGACGCAGTCGGCGAAGGACACCCTGTCTCGGACGATGAAGATCCCGACGCCGGCACCGGAATCATGGGGCTTCTCGGCGAAGTTCGACCGGGACTTCTACGAATCCCTGCTCGCCGAGCATCAGGTCAAGCTCGACAACGGCTCCACGATGTGGCGGCGGATATCCGCAGAGGAGACAGGCGAAGTCTGGGACTGCCTCGTCTATGCCTACGCCGCCGAATGCTATGCCCGGCAGAACTCGCGCAAGGTCGATGCGGCGATCGCCAGGCTAGATGCCCTCGCCCTCGAGGAGGCGATGTCGCGCCAGGCGGAAACCCAGGCAGAGGCCGCAGAACCGAAGATCCGGCCGGCCCCTGAAAAAAATTCAGGACACCCCGTGAAAAGGGGCCAGGAGACGCCGCAGACTCCCACGGATACGACTGCGCCGGCGATCGGCGAGCGCCCGCGTTTCCGTCTGAAAGTCCTCGATCCGGGCAAGACGAGGGACGCAGGTGCCGCCGTGGCCGGCGTGAAAGAGAAGCCGCGGTCCCAAGGGCCCGTCGCTCGCGCCGAAGGGATCTGGTGAATGTTCCACTTTTGGTCAGCCGACCAGGTGAAGACGGCGATCATGCGCATGGAAGAGCAGCTGACGACTGGCGCCAGCCAGATCGCGTCCCCGACCGAAGGCTCCGCAACGCTGCTCTCGCGGAATCAGGCCTTGAGAACCCTCGACGACCTGTTCTGGGCCTACGAAGCCAAGACCGGCGAGAAGATCGTCCGCCGGCCGTCGCCCGGCATGAAGGTCTACCAAATCACGGTTGATAAGGATCGGCACTACTGATGTCCGAAATCATTGCCGAGAAGCCCCGTGTCCGCATCCCGGCCGGCCGTTCCGCATTCCGTGGGTCGATGTCCGTTCCCCGACCCTATGACGTCGTCGGCCACCCGGCAGCTCCCAAGGCTCCGACCCTCGGCCCGATCCAGTCGGCAAGCTATCTGCGCGACATGCAGAAGCTCGCCAGGCACCTGTATCGCAACGACGCTTGGGTCCGAAGCTTGGTCCGGACTCTCTGCGATATCCATGTCGGCGTCGGGCCGGAGCCGGTCTCGAAATTCCGGGATCTCGAGGTCTTGTGGCGGCAGGCTTCCCGAGACTTCGACAACCGTGGCGTCCGGAGTTTCGGCTCCTGGCTCCGCGAAGACGTCTATCGGAACCGGATCGTCGACGGCGAGGCATTCATCCGCCGGCGTCTCCGGATCGGTCGGCCGGCCGCATCCCGCCTGACGGTACCGCTCCAGTTCCAAGCCCTGACGTCGGAGTACGTCCCCGTCGACCACGACCCGGCGGGATTCGGGGACTATCGGTTCCGCGCCGGCGTCCTGACGCAGCTGGATCGCCCGGTCGCATATGCGATGTGGCCGTCCAATCCCCTGGACCCCGACAGCATCGGCATCAACACGCGACCGATGCAGATCCCTGCGGACGAGGTCTTCCACGTCTTCGATCCGATGACCGGCGGCGTCCGCGGCGAGGTCCTCCTCGCTGTCGCCCTCCTCAGAGCGTTGGCGATCGCCACGATGGAGGACGCCGAGCGCCGACGGAAGCAGATCGCCTCGATCTTCAACGTGTTCTTCAAGCGCACCGTGGATGCGGCCGCTGGCGACAATGCCGACGCCCTCCCGGATGCCGCCCGCGTCGACGAGATGATCCGGTCGGTCACCCTGGGCTCCGGCCTGGCATTCGAACTTCCGCCGGGATTCGAGGTTGAGACCACGCAGCCGAAGGACGAACCCGCCCTGTTCGAGAAGGCGCTTCGCTTCCAGATCCTGGCGATCTGCGCCGGCGTCGGCGCGCCTGTTTGGGAAGTGACCGGCGATTACAACGATGCCCCGGAACGCGCCATGCGTCTGGCCGGCGCCGCCGTGAAGCGCCGGGCCGAGATCGAGAGAGATGGCTTGGAGCATCAGGCGATCAATCCGGCCTGGCGCGCATTCGTCGATACCTGTCAGGCGACCGGTCTCTGGTCACCGCCGGCCGGGACGAAGCCTTGGGAACCGTATGAGGTCACCTGGAACTGGCCGGTCGTCCAGAGCGCCGCGCTGACGCAGGAACTGAATGTGATGCTGAACGCCGCCGATCGTGGTGTCGTCCCGCACAGCTACGTCACCAGGGCGTATTTCGGCATGCGTCCCGAGGAAGTAGCCCGGCAGCAGGCGAAGGATCTGGCGAGGGCTCGCGAGAATGGTCTCCAGTGGACGGAGCCGCTCTGGAATGCGGAAGCGTCAGACACGACGGCGTCGATCGCCGCGGAGGCAGCGGCCGAAGAATCGTCGGAGCGCAAGACGGTCGACCAGGCCGCGAAAGACGCATCCGTCCTCGACTGAAAAAAGTTCGCGGACACCCCGTGAAAAGGGGCCACCTGATGCGTCAGAATCCCGGAAATTAAGGCGTTCCGGGGTTTAAGTTTTTTGTCGGACAAGGTCGTGAAGATCGCAGATGTGAAGGCCGAGGGGCAGTTCGCGCCGGAGACCGCCCGGGGTCTGCGTTCGGCCGAGCTGACCCCTTCGAGTCTGACGGAAGACGGCAAGATCACGTTCGTTCTCGCCACTCCCCAGCCCGTCATCCGCTGGTATCGCGACCTGGACACCTATGAGCGGTTCCAGGCCGAGGAAGTCCTGCCGACAGAGACCGCGATCCTCATGGACGAGTCCGGCCGGTCGATCCCGCTCCTGAATTCGCATCGCGCATGGGACGCAGATCACGTCATCGGCGTCGTCACCAAGATGTGGCGCGAGTCCGGTGTCGTGATGTGCGAGGCGCAGCTTTCCGGACGCGAGTCCGTGAAGGACCTCGTCGACGGCATCCGCGAGGGCGTCCTGCGCAATTTCTCCGTCGGCTACGACATTCTCGAGACCGAGCTTGTCACCGATACCGCCACCGGCAAGCGCACCATGCGTGCGAAGCGGTGGCTGATCCTTGAGGCCAGCCTCGTCCCCGTCCCGGCCGACGCCAATGCCCAGATCCGGTCCGCCACGGACCTCGTCGTCGATTGGCGGCGCTCCCAGACCAACACCGAGGAAACCGACATGACCGAAGAGCAGATCCGCTCGCTCGTCACCGACGCCGTTCGCACCGCGCTGGAGGCTGAGAAGACCGCCCGCGAGGCAGCCGAAGCCGAGAAGCGCTCCAAGGAAAGCACCGAGGTCACCACGACCCCGACCGCTCCGACGACCAGCGAACGTTCCGCCGAGGACACCGCGGCCATCGCCGGTCTCCGCTCCGCCGCCGTCTCCTATGGCTGCGAGGCCGGCTTCGACGCCATGGACAAGGCAGGCGCCACGGTCGCCGAGTTGCGTTCGATGGTCGCGTCGGGCGCTCGCAAGCACAGCAACACGCCGGACATCGACGGCGGCTCCTCGATGGGTGGTTCTCGCCACGCAGAGCAGCTGCCGGACTTCGGCACGGCCTTCCGCTCCGCCTTCGGCGGCGGCACCAAGTAAGGATCCAAGAACATGGCTTACCAGCGCCTTCGCGAACCGTTCCGCCCGACCGAGGCATTCCACTACGAGGTCGACGTCTCCTACTGCCGTGAGGCCGTGGAGATCACCGCGCCGGCCGGCGGCGACGTCATTCCCGGCACCGTCTGTGCGGACGAAGCCGGCGACTTCATCGGCATCAACATCGAGACCGTCTACGCCGGCGAGACCACCGAGGTCGCCGCCCTGGTTCGCGGTCCAGCGATCGTGAAGGCCGCCCGCATCTTCTTCCCGGACGTCCTCGACGAGGCCGACGCGGTGGATGCCGCCGCGACAGCCGCTGCCGAGGTTTCGCTCCGCGCCGATATGGCCGCGGTCGGCATCCTCATCCGCTAACCGACACACGAAATTTCAGGCGTCCGAGGGGGTTCGGATGTCCTCAGAGGGGTTGAATATTATGTTCGAGGATATCTGGAACGGCACCGCGTTCACGATGATCGAGATGGTGAATTCCATCAACCGCGCCCAGTATGTCCCGTCGACGCTGGACACCGCGATCAACTGGGAGGCCGTCGAGTGCGGCACCCCCGACTTCGCGCTGGACATCATCGACGGCGGCGAGATCGACATCGTGCCGTCGGCGCCCCGCGGCGCGCCTGGCGACATCATGGACGACGACAAGGCGGAGACGCAGAAGTTCCCGATCCCGGGCTATGCGCGCCAGGCGTCGATCTACAATCATGAGATCCTGGGCGCCCGCCTGCCGGGCACTGCCGGTCTGCGCACCGTCCAGTCCGAGCGCGATCGCAAGACGGCCAAGCTGCGCGCACAGTTCGGCGTCACCCTCGAGCATCAGCGCTCGAAGGCCCTCAGCGGCATCATCACGGACAAGAACGGCAAGGTGCTCGTCAACACCCTGCAGCTTCTCGGGGTGACCCAGCCGACCGTCGAGATCAAGCTCGGCAACTCGGCCAAGGACCTGGACGACCAGCTCACCGACGCTCGCGAGATGATCGAGGACAAGCTCGGTTCGATCACGCCGGCGAGCTATCTCTGGCTCCAGGGCCGGACGGTCAACCAGATGGTTCGCAAGAACAAGGTCTATAAGGAGATGGTCTCTAACCCGACCAACTTCCTCCTGAACCGTGGCGACAACCGCACCGGCAAGACGATCTCCGGCAACATCGACGTCGAGAGCTACGGTCGCGCCGACTTCTTCAACCCGGCGAAGTCCTACCTGATCCCGATCTTCCCGGGCTCGGCGAAGACCGTCTGGGGTCCGTCGTCTTCCGAGCAGTACCTCGGCCAGATCCTGCCGTTCTACCTGGACAAGAAGGTCCTGGACTACGGCGAGGGCATGATGATCCGCGGCACGATGTACGCCCTGTCGTACTTCACCCGCCCCGAGGCGATCCTGGAAGTCACCGTCACCGAGGCCTGATCGGCCTTGCAGTAATTCCCGGCGCGGAGGGGTTCGGCGCCGGGATGCATGCTGGGCGGGGCGCGTTCCTGTCCCTGTCCCGTCCAGCTCCCCCTTCTCATTTCGAGGTCGTAGCCAGTGTCGTCCAAGATCCGTCAGCCTCTCGGATATTCCGGCCACCCCTATCAAGGGGCGCTGCCGCTCGACGGTGCGATCCTCGACCGGGTAACCGTCGGCCCGACGTGGACGGAGATCGATCCCGCCGGCCGCGACCTGGTCGTTCTCCGGGTGCCGGCCGCCACGAAGCGCGTCCTCCTCCTCGTCTCCGATTCCGCTGTCGATCGTGAGGGTGTCGCTGCCGTCGAGGCCGACGGTGGGTTCGTTCTCGATCCCGGTTATTTCGAGTTCTGCACCGACCGCGATGGCACGGCATTCGACCGCTACTGGTTGGCAGTCGATCCGACCGACGCAACCGATGCCGCTGCCAACGCAGTCGTCCAGATCATCAAGGCAGGGGCGCGCTGATGTTCTATCGTCCCCTGCCCGGCGCTGGCGGCGGTTCCTCCGGTCCTGCCTATGACGACACCGAGATCCGGAACGCGGTTTTCCGCGATGACGGACCGTATGTCGCTGCGCCGCTTCGTGCGGGAGAGACCGCGACTTATCGGGTTACCGCCCCTTTGAGTTCCGGGACTTTCCGTGACCTTGGGCTGACCGAATCCGCAGATTTTACCGTCGCCGCCAGCGCGACTACGGTGACCATTCCGGTCACTCCAGACGACTCGATCGGGAGCTTCATCCAAGCTCTTTTTCTTAAAGTGAAAGCGCCGATCGGGTTCGCTTGGACTGGCGCGGGCTTCCCCGTTGAGTTCACGTCCTCAGGTGGAGCGTTGGCATTCACGCCGAATCCGGTGACCAAAGCACTTGGCCTGGCGACTGGTGGCATCACCAGCCGAATTCCTGCGATCTGGCAGGGCGGCGAGATCCTCCGGGTGCCCGAGGACTTTCAGACACTGGAAGCTGCCTTGGCGATGGCTGGCAGCCGCTTTGCGCTGCCAGGTGCCTTCGTCGAGATCAGCCTCGCTGACGGCCGTCATGAGCGGACGGCGACGATCAATCTCGACAACGCCCGGCTGGGTCATGTCCGCGTCCGGGGTCGGTCGGCACCTGACGTCTGGACTGGAGCGGCAACGTACACTGTGTCAGGTGCCGCAAAGGCATGGGGGGTCACCATTCCGGTGTCGAGCGCTTTCGCAGCACTGTGCGATATCGATGACTTCATTCTCGTCGAGGTGACCAGTAGCTACGGCAATGAGGTCAACCGCAATTGCGTCCAGGGCTACTTCCGGGTCACCGGTAAGACCGCGAATTCGGTCACTCTCTTCGTGACTGCATATCCGGCACTGAGCGGTGCGACGGCAAATCTAAAGCTGACGAAATTCACGTCGGTGTTCTGGTGCGTCGACATCGAGTTCGCGACCGCAGCCGACGCGGTTCTTCCGGCGTTCGAGAATCTCGGGATCGTCCGGTCCACCCGCACGACGACTTGGACTGCGATCAACCTTGTGCGGTCCAAGATGGCGAACTCCGGCGACCTTGCGATCGGCGACTTCGGCTATTCTTTCTGGCTGTCCGGTCCCGGCGCCGAATTCCGCGGCCAGCTCGTCGTCGGCACCGGTTCCCCCGTCATCTACAACGACGCCTTGATGGCGTTGAAGCGGTGCGTCATCGGGGGCTGCAACGGCGACAGCGTGTCAATCGGATCAGGCGGCCGGTTTGTCGTCGATTCCGATACCCGGCATTCGTTCATCGGCGGCTCCAACAACGTTGGAATCTACGCCGGCAACCGGGGATCTTTTCTCATCCGTGGCGATGATCTGAAAATTGTCGGGCAGTTTTCGACGTCGATTGTTGCGAACGACAGGTCGAACGGCCACTTGGGCCCGTCTGTTGCTTACGGTTCGATCTCGCCGGCGATCGGCGTCACTGGCAACAACAATTCCTCGATTACGCAGGGCTGACGGTCATGATCATTATCGTCCACGCCACCGCCCGCGATCGCGTCCACGCCACGCATCTCGATCTACAGTGGCCCGGCATCGGCGGATACTATCCCGGCGAGGAGTTCGCCTGCGCCCAGATCGATGGCGATCTCGCGCCAGGCGACGAGCTGCCGAGCGAGATCGAATGGGTCCGCCCGTTCACGCCGGAGGTCCCGCCCACATGATCCGCGACCTCCTCGCCAGAACCGTGTCCGCGTCGATCCTCGGCGTCGACGTCATGGTCTCCCTTCCCGGCGGCGATGTGCTGACGCGTGGCACCTGGACGACGCTCGACGAGGAGCGCGACATCATCGCTGGCGAGGGCAAGGTCGGGTCGACGGTTCTCCGAACGCCGATCGCCGCGCTCCTATCCGAACCGGCGAAGAACGCCCGGATCACGGTCGATGGCGAGACCTATCGCGTCGACAACATCTACCGCCGGGGAGCGAACTTCCTGATCGATCTGAAGAAGGTCGCGACCCGATGAGGCACGTCCGCGACCAGCTCATCGAAGCAATCTGTTCCCGACTACGGTTATCTCTCCCAGCGTTCGAGGGACGGGTATTCGCGGAAGGTAGCGGCTACCTCGACGATGCAGGGACGCTGATCGAGTGGGACGAGAAATCGTACCCGACAGCCACGGTTTTCTCCGGTGCGACGCGGGTTTTCCCGATCTCGCAGCATGCCGGGTATCGCCTGGCGCGCAGGGAGCAGGAGTTCTCCGTCGCTCTCGGGGTCCGCGAATATGACGGCGAGGATCCTCTGGACGCGCTGTCGGATCTGCTGGCCGCCGTCGAGGACGCAGTCCTGGGGATCGAGGACGAAGCATTCGTCGAGAGCGTCAACGTAACGACGATCTCGCATGTCGCACAGAGCGACGACGATGACGGGGGAATTTCAGCGACAGTCATCGGATTTGCCGCTGAATATTACACGCAACATGGAGTATCCGGCGAGTTCGTCGCCGGCTAACGAGGGGTTACTACGATGCCTGAAGTGTACAACAAGGCCGCGACGTTCCGGCCGCTCACCAACGACCTCCGCATGAAGCCGAAGGGCCAGTTCGCCCTGGAGATCATCGGCGAGGAAGCGGACGGCTTCGACAAGGGCGGCGACTATTCGTCGTTCACGGTGACGCCGAACATCGAAGAGAACGACGTCAACAGCAACGAGTATCCGGAGAAGACGCTCGCGCTGGTCGATATCACGACCGCCGACATCACGATCGGGTTCTCGGCGCGTATGGCGACCAACGTCCTGCGCCGGATCTCGATGCTGTCCGAGCAGAAGACCTTCACGCAGGCAGCCGTCGCCGCCGGCACCATCACGAAGATGATGGCGCCGAACAAGCTGTTCTCGCTCGGCGCGATGGACGTCACCGTTACCACCGTACTCGGCCCGAACGCAGAGGAATACGTCTTCGGGACGCACTACGAAATCGACAGCGCGACTGGAATGGTCGGCGTTCTGAAGCACCCGGACACGGTCCTGGCCGACGAGAGTGGTCGCGCCGAGGTGACCGTCGAGTTCACCGCGCCGGAAATCGAGGGTCGCAAGGCCTACGGGTTCATGTCGAACACCACGATCCGCGCCCGCATCCTGTTCCGTCAGAAGAACAAGTGGGGCCCGCAGTCGGCGATCGAATTCTGGGACGTCCAGCTGCGCCCGGACGGCGAGATCGTTCTCGGCGGCGACGGCGAGGAGTTCGCCGAGGTGAACTTCACCGGCCGGGTCTTCGCCGACCCGACCCGCGGCGCCGGCTACGAACTGGGTCGTGCGATCGACCTGCCTCGCGCCGCCTAAGACTACCGGGCGGGCTCCGGCCCGCCCTCTCCTCCTCCCGTTAGGACCTCCCGTGACCGACAGGGCCGCGATCATTGCTGCGCTCCAGCCAGACTACGCCGTCGCATCCCGGGTGGTGCGCGGCGTCTCCCTGCGTCCGGCGCCGGCGGTATTGATGGCGGAGCTGATCCTGGCCGACGAGGGCATGGCGGCCTTCTTCGAGAATCCGGTCGCACTGGTCGACGACGAGGAGTTCCTGGCCGCGATCGACGATCCCGATCAACTCCGTCCGCTGTTTGCCAGGCTCCTCGAGCACAGCGCGATGCATCTCGACGAGAAGACGCGGGGCCGGCTCTTGGCGACCAAGGGCGACACCTTCGTCGGCCTGGCGCTGGATGCCTTCGTCGTCACCATGCCGATGCCGGTCCACAAGCTGTTCAAGGTCCGCCGGTCGCCGTCGAGCAGCCCGATCGGCGTCGATGACGATCCCGAGGATATCGCTCTCGACGTGATCAAGACGGCCGAACGCCTGCGGGCGTCCGGATACCCGGACGCCTTCTCGATGTCGTGGACCCGGCTCCGGTTCGCCGAGGCCGTCATCGACGAGACCCGTCGCGATGCAATGGGCGACATGGCGGTCTCCAGTCGCGTCGCCCAGGCCGATACCAAGCACTTCAAGGATTTCATCAGGGACATCGGCCGATGAGCGTTACCAAAAGAATCGGCCAGATCGTAACGGCAATCCGCGTCGATGGCCTTGCCGGAGCCCGACGCGCCATGTCGTCCATGGCCAGGGGTGCCGGCGATGTCGGCAAGGCTGTCGACAAGCTCGACGGGAAGTCCGCCGCGTCCGTTGCCGCCGGCGCCGAGATCGCTTCCGATTCCCTCCGCGAAGTTGCGCAGTCGGCAAAGCTCGCCGAACGTGCCGTCGAGGGCATCGGCGACGTCAAGATCGACCCGAATGTCTCCGGTTTCGGCAAGGACCTGGCGGCGAGGATGGCTGCGGAAGCCAAAATCGCCGGCCGGGAGACTGCGTCGATCGAGACCGGTTTCGCGGACGCCCTGGTCGGCGAGAACAAGGTCGCAAAGGACCGCCTGAAGACCGAAGCCAGGGCCCGGGCCAAGACTCTCGTGGACGCGGAGAAATCCGCTGCTGCCGCGATTGCCGGTCTCGACGCCTCCGATCGGAATGCCGGGGCCCGCCGGGCCGCCCAGTCCGTCGACGTCTCAGGCATTGATCCCGCCGTCGCGAAGCGGGCCGTCGCCGCATACAAGCAGGCGTTGGGCAAGGGCGTCGAACTCGACGTCTATGTCGACGAGGAGAAATCCGTCCGCCTCGTCCGCGATCAGCTGCGGGCTCTCGAGCGTCGTGCCGGCAAGCTGAACATTCAGGCCTTCGACGAGGCTGCTGTCGGGCGCGCTGCCCTGGCGATCAAGGAAGCCGCCGCTGAGGGCCGGTCCCTCGCCGAGTATGTCGATGCCTCGACGGGTACGGTATTCGACGCCGAGCAGCTGGCGGAAGTCGCCAAACACGCCAAGAAGGCCGAACGCGAACTGGCCGACGCCGGCGACGAAGCGAAGCGCCTAGCCAAAGAGGAGAAGGCTGCGGCTGCCGAGGCACGTCGCCTCGAGTTGCGGGCGCTGGCCGTCGGAACGGCTCTGGGCTTCGTCGTGGGCGCCGCGGTCAAGGCCGGCAATGGCCTGCGGAACATGGGCAACGCGGGCTACTCCGCGACCCGCCGCCTGATCTCCGGTCTCAATTTGACGGCCAAGGGCCTGACGAAGGCGACCGCTCTCAGCGCGAAACTGACGGCCGGATTGACCGCCGCGGCTGCCGTGAAGGTCGGAGGCGCGGCCGCCTTTGCCGTCAAAGCCGGCAACGACACGATCGAGCGGTACCGCCAGACGAGGAACGTCAGTTCCCTGACCGGCATGACGCCCCAGGAGGTCGAACTCTGGGAACGCTTCGGCGCATCCGTAGGCCTGCAGGGCACGGATCTTGGTCAGGTTTTCTCGGGATTCACAGCTGCGATCCGCGAAGCTGGCCAGGGCGGCAATGACACCGCGACGACGTTCGACCGCCTGGGCGTGTCCGTCACCGGTGCGAACAAAGCGGTCAACAAGGGTATTTCGGGACTCGTCCCCTCGATCAAATCGCTCTGGCCGTCGATCGAGAAAGGCGCCGAGACCTCTGCGAAATCCTTCCGGAAAACGAATACCGTCTTCCTGGACTTCCTGAATCGCGTCAACAAACTCTCGAAGGAAGAGCGCGGCCAGATCCTCACTCAGGTTTTCGGTGAAGACGATGCTCTGAAAGTCGCCGAGATCGCTGACCAAGTCGCGGCGTCCGGTGGCAAGATCTCCGGCGCTTTCGGGCGTGGGCTGGTGTCGGATCAGGACATCGCGCAGATCAAGAGATATCAGGCGGCGATCTTGTCGCTCGGCAACGCCTGGGGTGTTTTCAAACGCCAGTTGCTGGTCGCTCTCGAGCCGATGATGACGACCCTTGCCCGGTTTGCCGAGGGCCGACTGGTCCGGTCGTCGGCGACGGTTATCCGCGACTATTTCGTCCGGCCCCTCTCGTCGGCGATGCGGTCGCTGATGACGTTCGTCCGGTTCATGGACGCGAACAAGGGTTGGGCCCGGGTTAATAGCGCGATCCAGAAGACGTTCGCACTCGCCGCAAAAGCCTTCGAGACATTCGGCAAGCTCGCCGCCCTCGTCTACCGCACGTTCTCGGGCGGCAGGAACGCGGAAGCGACATATGCCAATGTTCTGAAGTCCATCACGAACAGCCTGCGCGCCGTCGATAAATGGGCGGCGGACGGTCGTGGCGAGAAGGCCTTGCTCGCCCTCGCCGAGGCCGGCAAAGGCCTGTGGACCGTATTCAAGGGTCTCCTCAGTGTCGTCGCCGCATTCGGCCTGGCGATCGACGACTATCTCCGCGACCGGGGCGTCGATCTCTCGGCGATCTTCTCGATCGACAATCTGCGGACGGCTTTCACGAACGCGATCGCCTGGGTTGGCTCGTTCTTCGGTGACATCCAGAAGATCCTCGCCGGTCAGTTTGGAATTATCGAAACCGATCTCGCCAAACGCCTGGTGCTGTTCGGTGCGAGCATTGTCCTCACGGCGATCGTCGTCTCCGACAAGCTGCGGGGAATCGTTGCCAGCTTCTTCGCCGAAGTCCGCGAGTTCATCGACGGCCTGGCGGGCTACTGGAAGTTGGCGTGGTCGGAAATGGCCTCGGCCGGCAACGGATCGGGGCTGGCCGGCATCTCGACGATGCTCGGCAAGCTGCTCTACATCCTCTCGTCGGTCCTCGAATACGTCGAGCGGCTGTCCCAGGCATTTCACGACATCTTCGTCCTGCAGAAAGATGCCCCCGAGGGATTCCGTTGGCTCCAGGACGTCCGCGAAATCTTCGGGCAGCTCTGGACAGCGATCAAGAATATCCATCGCGCCATCCAGCCAATCATCTCCGCGATCGACACGGTCCTGGAGAAGATCGGTGGGTGGAATACGGCCACGGTCATCCTCGCTGGCCTGATCGCTGGCAAACTCTTCGGAGCGATCCGCACTGCGATCGGCGCCATGGCAACGCTGTTTGGCGCCTCGGCCGGTGGGGCTGCGGCCGGCGCTGCCGGGGGTGCGACTGCCGGAGCCGCAGCCGGCGGCGGGATGCTCGCTGCGATCTCGACGATCGGCGGCCGCATTCTCGCCCTCGCCTCAGGGCCCTTCGGCGTCCTCCTCACCGCGGTCGGCCTCGTCACCGCCGCCGTATCCACGCTGTCCGAGAGATTCGACGCTCTTCGCGAGAAGCGGATGGATCTCGCTCGGCTCAAAATGGACCGGGACTACGAAAAATACGGCGCGAAGAATGGCCTGTCGGTCGCGGAAAACGACGCCCGGCGCGCCGCTTTGAAGTCCGTGAACCCCGGTTCCTATGGCTCGGTCTACGGCTCCGTGAATCGGCAGGTCGTCTACACGGCAGAAGATGATCCCGCGACGATTCGAGCGAAAATGCTGGGTCAGCTTCCGACACAAAAAATCGAGATCAAAGCGGGAGACACGGTGATCGAGGCTTTCCAGACCGAATCCCAGGCGGCCGCTCTCCGGCGGTCCCGCTCTCTCTCGCTGGGGAACTGATCAATGGCTGAGATATCCCTGATTTTCCCGGATGTCCGGATCCCACGGCGCTCGATCATCGGGATTCAGGAAGAGCTGACGCCGGTCGGTGAGACCCAGTTTCGCGAGACGTGGAACGGGCGGACCATCGCGTTGCAGCCTTCGTTTGGGCGGAAATTCGAAGTCGTACTCAGCAACGACGGCGATGCGGTCTGGACGCCCTCGTTCGATAACCTGGAACGCGGGTCACAGGTGACCCTCTACGCCTCGACGTGGTGGTCCGCGACCATTCCGCCGATGACGACGACGACGACATTGAAGCGCGACCCGGTTCCCGGCAGCGTGTCCGCTCGCGATGCCGACAACGAACGGCTCCAGGGCGACGTCGGCATCGTGGGCCGAGAAGCGAACATTTATGTTCCACGTTCCGGCTACACGACGATCCTCTACCGTCCCATCCTACATTGCTTGGTTGGCGACATCCGCATGTCCGGATCGGCGACTGGCAGATCGCAGTCCTGGGAGATGGTGCTGCGTGAGGAGATGGCGCCATGAAGGCTTTTCTCGCTCTCGTTGCCGATCTCGATGCAGTCTTCGACCCGCTGATCCACTGCGATCCGGCGTCCGATGGTTTTGCATTCACGATGCGTCAGACAGAGGCCCAGATCTCCGAAGTTGAGATCGAGATGCAGCAGTCTGGCCTGCGGATCCTGGCGGCACTGGCGAACAAGAATATTTTGCTGTCGTGGTCGCGGACCGGCGATCCCGCCGATGCCGAGCTGATCGCCCGCGGCTACATCGCGCCGGATTTTGCGGGTGTCTACGACCTAACGCAGCGAATTCGGGTGATATGCGCGCCTCGCGATATCGAGGATCGGAAGCTGGCATATGCCCGGCAGCACCTGGCGCAGAAGCCGGACACCGACAATCGATTTTCGGATTTCGACGAAGAGGACGCGGAGACGTATCTGCTCGGGCGGTCGGTGGCTTTCTATGTCGATCCGGTTACCCATGAGGTCTCGGTCAGCGACGAACTCCAGGGCGAGGTCCACCATTCTCTGCAAGACCTGGCATTCGCCGATGAAGGGGCGCGCCCGGTTTCGTCGCTGGGAACCTGGGGCTACCCGCCGAAGACGATCAGATTCCGAGTGACGGCCGACTGGGTCCAGGAGGACGCCGGGCAGTGCAATATCGCCGGACAGCTAGCGACGGCCAGTTTTGGTCGGGTTGAAACCCTCGACGCCACCATCGGCGAACGCCTGCCATCGACGCTGGGTTTCGAGGGAGCGCCGGGCTGGTCTCTCGCTGACTCCGCGCCGGTTTACTCGACGACGAGGACGGAATCGCAACCCATTCTCCTAACGGGTCCGGAATACGAAGCCACGTTCGACGCCATCGCCAACACTGTGCCGGTCAGCAACCTCAACGGCGGGACGGTCCAGGTGCGGCCAGAGACCAGTGGAAGCGCTACCTCGACGCATTCTGTGTCGGCAGTGTTCGCGAAATATTCGTTCAATTACTCGAAAATTTTGGTGAACTACGATTATTCGCAAGCTCGTCAGGAAGCGCTCTACCTCGCGATGGACGTGCCCTTGCAGCAGGCCCTGGCAACTTCCGATGTAGCCGAAACCATCGAACTGTCGATCAACGACATCTTCCGAGATCAGGACGTCCCCGACTATGAGATCGGGGTCGATTATCTCGAGAACGATGTCGTGTTCTACAACGGCAAATATTATCGGTCTCGGGGCGATCACTATGCGGAGGATTTCCTGCAGCCGATGCCCGGCACAAATCCGCCGATCACGTATTGGGAGAGCCAAACACCGGAGGGGCTTCTGGATCGAGGCACGACCACCAGTTTCTTCGAGACCAACGGAGACCTGTCGGACGCCGTCGATCACGTCAAATGCCGGGCACGAAAGTTGGCCAGGCGCATGCTTAGGATCCTCAACGTCACCGTAGCCACAACTTGGATCGATGGGGTCGCAGTGACGACGCGGGATGACGCGACGATCTACGCGCCTGACAGCAGGCTGATGCGCGGCAAGGTCATCGCCGTCGAGCGGGTTTGGGGCGGCGACGATGGCCAGCAACCGCACGTCAAATGCACGATCGGCATCCCGTTCGGTACCGGCATAGATAGCCCCTTTGGCGTCTACGACAGCGGCATCGACGAGGTCCTGGCGTGGGCCCCCACCGTCGATGCCCCTTCCGTTCCGGTGAGCGTCGCTGACATCCGGAGCGGCGCCGGTGTCGTCAGGAATGGCGGCACAGTCGTGAATTCCGCGAACGATCAGCTGGTTGCTGCTGGTGGACTCGAGAATCCCACCGACGTCTCGGTCGTGCTGCCGACGTACATTTCCGGGGTGAAGCTCACCAGTCTCTCTCCGCGACAGACGCTGTACCGCGAGATCGATGTCGTCGCGCAGCTGCGGGTCGCCCCCAAAGGAGCCGATCTCGATGCCTAAAATCGACATGAGAATGCGGTCGCTCGAAGATCGTGAACTGCTCAATCTGGTTGACAGGATCGCAACAGAGCGGGCGCGTAAAGAACGAAAACCCGCGCCAAAATCCTACAGCTCAGTGCCGACGAGTACGGTCGTCCCCATTGCGGGAGAGCAGTCGAACGGCAGCCCGGCAACGATCACAAAAGTGAAGTTCTCCGGGACGCCGACGTACTATTCGGACGGGGCCGGAGGCATGTACCAGCTGCGCAGCGTGAAGTCCGCGATCGGCACCCAGGCTATCGGGAAAGAAGCGTTCGCCGCCGAGGATTTCGGTAGCAGCATGGACACCGTCGTTCTGAACCCGACAGCGACGTCGCAGGACGAATCCAGCTAGTAATCAGATGGCGATGCGTTAAGCTGCCTGCATGTTCCCACACCAGCGAGGAGATGGGAAATGCAAGACGGGCTGCAGGAGTCGGTTTACATCGAGATCGAGCGAGCAAAACAGAGCGGCACCGCCCTGATTTTGGGCGATGCCGGAGATCGTGTCATGCGGCGGATTGGCGAATCCGGGCAAGCGATGACAGATCATGTCGAGCAGCAGCTCGTCCGTGAAGCATCCCGAGCTTCCATCCCTGTCATGTTCGGTCGAACCAATCCGCCGCCGCGGTGACGATCAGAAAACTTCGGCCTCGAAGATCTCCATTGCGGTTTTCGGAGCCGCAGCCGCCTCGGCTTCCCGGTCCGCCCGACGCAGCCGCACGTGATAATGCTGCGCGAGAACCGCGACATCCAACGTGGTCACCGGACGATCGTTCGTCGCCGAAGGATCGAAATCAGCAGGCAATTCGCGGGTCCACATTCTCGATCCGGGCATTGCCGACCAGCCCTCCGCCATGGCCGCCGACAAGGCACGATCGCGGAAGCGGACTTCATCAGCATACGTACACAGAGGCGCGGGAAACTCTTCCATCTTGCCGAGCGTCGGTCGGTGAGTGATCTGGTAGCCGTCTTCGACGAGGCGATCGATCACTGACGGGGTGTGCGCCGGGACGTAGAGGACCTCGCCGCCGACGGCGACTTCGAAGAAATTCCTCCGGGTCTCGCCCATCTCGAGGATCTTCGAGAACTTCTGCGCCGCCTTCGCTTCCTCTGTGGTATCGCCGGCGCCGATCGGGCCCTGGTGTTCCCTGGCCACCTCGACCGCCGACCCGATCCAGCTCATGAGGTCTTCGAACTCGATGACCTCATCGACGATCAGCGAGGGCGGAATGTATGATCCAACATTGATGAAAACTGTGATCTCATCGCGCCGGATCGGGCGCAGGCGGCCGAGAAATTGCAGATGTTCCTCCTGCCGGATCTGGCGGAGCGCCATCTCGCTGTAGCGCCCTTCCGTCGCGACCTGGGTGACTTCCATGTCATGGCCGTTCCGCAGCCTGATGACGTCGGTCTTGTAGATACGATCGAGATCGAACCCCCGATTTTCGCCCAGCGGATCCCGCAAAGGTTCGGGATTTTCCTCGCCGTGCGCCAAGGCCGCGACGATGTCGTCGAGCTGCTGGATCGATGGATTCAGACAGCCGATCGCGAGGGCCGCGCCGCATTTCTCAGCGACGTTGAAACCCCGGTTGTTTCCGTAGTGCATCCAGATCACGCGCTTTGGAGCAGACCAGCCGTCGAGCAAATGATTCTTCAGAGCCTGGGGCGCGCAGACCGCGATGCCGCCTTGCGGATACATCGCCGCCGTATGCGAGATCAGCGTCCGCAGCTCGACGGTCAGGCGATCCTTGTATGCGGCGTAGCTCTCCGTGTCCGAATTTTTCGGCAGCAGCGAGGTCTTCGAAAGCGACTTTCCGGTGACGTGAACCGTCCGGACCCGGAGCATGGCGTCCATAGGCTCGCAGACGATTTCGCTCTCCTTGCGGTCGAGGACGCGGGCCAACAGCGACTTGTCTGCCGAGGCATCGAGGGCGAGGATGTGGTGATCCTGAAAATTGTGTTCAGCGATCCACGACAGCCTGATCTCGCCGGCGGCATCCGTCGTCGGCCCCTTCTGCCAGAGGATCCGGCGATCGGTTTTTGCGGTCGGCAGGACGGCCGGGAGCAGCGGGTCTTTGCGATTCCCGAAGGCGTCGAGCAGGGAGATCGAATCGATTTCAACGCGATCTTTGATCAGCCGCCAGAACTTTTCCTCTTCATGCACTGCGGTCCTTTCGGGGCCGGAGCACAGCCGCTCGATCGTCGCTAGAGAGGTCGTTGGGTCGATATCGTCGGCGTCGCGGACACGCGACAAGAGCGCGATCGTGAGGTCGAGCATTTCTCGCTTCTGCGCAATCGAGTAGCCGCCGTTTCGTCCCGGCTGGTCGTTCTCGAAAAACCAGCGGACGGGATCGACTCCGCTCCGGAGCGCATAGTAAGCGCGGGCGCCGAGTTCCTCGCGAGCGAGCGTGAAGGCCTCTTCTGGGATTTCCGCCCCCTTCCCGTCCTCGGCCTTCTCTTTTTTCGTCCGGTAAGCGACCGGATTCCTGGGGTATAGGAGGATCTCGTCCGAGAAGCGAACGCTCTTGATCAACTGACCGTGGAAGCTCTCGTCGATGATCACACCACGGCAATGCGTCATCGCCTTCGGGGCGCTGCATGTCATGTATGCATGAGCTGCAAGAATGAGATCGGCGGTTTTCGCTTCCTCAGCCTGCCTCTTGAATCGACATTTCCACGTCTTCGTAGCCTCGTCCCAAGCAGTGCAGCGAATGGTCTTCGATGGGTCGTCGGGATAGTCAGGATGGGGCTTTTCGCAGATGACGTCAGTGTTCCGCCCGGCTTCTTGCATTGCCCTTACTTTATCACCTTGGACGCAGCGATCCGATCCGGTCAACGTTGCCGACCGGGCCTTTCCAATCCACTGGACGACCGCAAGTCTGACATCCCGAGCCTTCTGGCCAGTCTCCTCGATGTTTCGGTACGCCGGCGCGAGCATCAGCATCTGCGCCGGCTCGGTCGCGCCGTCGAGCTTCTCCTGACGGATCGATTCGATAACGTCCTCGACAGACAGGTCATGCCGGAACCGATCGACGCCTTCGATGAGCATGTGAGTTTTGCCGGCGCCGGTGGGAGCGATGATCGCATGCGTGGTCGGGTGCTTTGCCTCCGGATCGTCGTGAACGGCAGCGAAGAACGCGTCGATCCGCTCGTTCGTCGCTGTCGTGATCTGCCTCACTGTCTCGGCCGCGGTCTCGGGAATCTGCCGGCTCGCATATTCGGCGTCGTCGCAGCGCAGGTCGGAAAAGGGGACATCTTTAATCGGCCCCCTTGCCTCGGCGGGCGGCAACCATGCGAGCGAGCCGCGGCAGCCATCGGTGATCGGCGATCCGGCGGCCACCTTCCTCTCGACAGCCTTCCGGACCTTCCTCGACCGCGGAGCGATAGGCGTGATCCGGCCGTCGACGATCGCCTCGGCCGCCCGGGTCACTTTATCAGTGACTTCTCGCAACAGCTCGTTCGGGTTGCCCCACCGGCCATCGATGCGAGCGCGGCTCTGAAACTCTTCGAGGACGGCACGGATGAGAGCTTTCCTGCCCTCCTCGTCCCGGCAGTTGCCAGGGTTGGAGCGAGCAGAAAGCCGAGCCAACGCGAAAAGGAATTTCTCGCGTCCGTCGGTGACGAGGCCCTCTTCTTCGACCCAGCTTCCGCCGCCGGCGTTCGCTGAGAGCTTCGGGAGATTGACGCCGTCCGTCTTCACGAAGCCGAGCGCGTCGAGGTCGATGACGGTATTCGAAGAGTTCCGGTGAAAGGGCCGGAACTCCTGGACCTTCGCCATGAAGGCCTCGATCTGCGCGGGGGTGACCAGCGGCACATCAGCGGGCGTGAGGATCGCCGGCTGGTCGTCTCCGTCCCACGAAAACCGAGAGTAGGTCTCATGATGACGACCGTAGATCGTGATCGTCTTCTTATGAGACAAGATCTCAAAACCGTGCGGTGACGCGCTCTCGCCGTCGTCAGCGACGAAGAATCGGGAGATGTTCGCAGGCAATTCTTCTGCAGTCGCGACACGATACAGGAGCGCCCTTTTCGGCGCCCTGCCGACGCGTTTGAAACCCGAAAACCCGAGAATTTCGAACGCGATCTTCTCGACAGCAGACGCCAGACGCCAGTCGAGAATGTCGATATCCAAGCAGAAGGTGTTGCCGGACACCGCGCCTAGGATCAGCGCGACATTCTCATTGAAACACGGCCTCGCCCAGCGGCCGACGAGCGCAGCCGTGGGGCGCTCTTCCTGATACTGGCCCCACGCGATGGCTTTCCGCCGATAGATCGACGGCAGCCGACGGCCCGTCCGCTGCTGCGGGAAAACACACCACCCGTTTTCGTGGCACATGGGCCCGAGGGTGCCGAAAATCACCTCCGATGACGACGTCGATTCCGCGACGACGTAGTGACCGGGCTCCTCGTCAGAGTCCGGGACTTTCGCCGGGTCGACGACTTTCCATCCCGGAAAACTCCGGAGAACGGCCAAAATTTCTGGATCTGTCACGCGTTCCTGCCTGCGATGTCGTCTATCAGTGGTTGAGCCGATCGATCGTTGAGGGGAGTGTCGATCGGTCTCAGTCCTGCATCGTATCATACGATTTGTAAGCCGCAATCAGATTCGACGTTCACCAGCGAAAGTCACAATTTGCACTTTGCACATTATTGGTGCCGACGATGTTTCAGGAGCCGTGCGGATCGTGGTCGGACTTTCCGGGTGTTCACATCGGTTTCCGGAACGTTCCTGAAATTTTCCACTTTTCATGCGCCGCTTGCATTGCGCGTTGCTAACTCCTCGCCGACAATTTGATTCGTATTCGCCGGATGGGGGTCCGGCGTCGTGTTGCGTATGAGTTGTACCGAGGGGTTCCAGTTGCGTATTCGACCGCGCTTGCTTGAGGGTCTGCACGAGAGTCTGGCTATCGCTATCCGGCGGGAGATCTCCCGGCGGAGCATCACGATGCGTGAGGCCTGCCTGATCGCCGGCTGGCAATCGAACTCTCACCGCGAGAGGGTCTCTCTTTATATACGTGGCGACACCCGGGCGCTGGGTCACGAAGCCGCTCTGAAGCTCGCGGAAGCGCTGGGCATTAAGCTGCGCTACGACATCGTCGCTCCGAAGCCGGGGTCCGTCGCGCTGACGAGGCTGGCGGCATGACGACCGTCCTCGCCCTCGATCTCGCAACCAACAGCGGCTACGCGGTCCTCGATGACAGCGGCGTCCGGGCGGTCGGGTCGTGGCGTCTCGACGACGGCATCAGGAAGACCGCGACAAAGACGATCGCGGCTGTGCCGATCAACGACCAGCACGTCATCCAGTCGAAGCGCCTCCGCCGCTGGATCGGAGAGATCCTCCAGCGCTTCGAGATCGATTTCGTCGTCATAGAGAAAGACACCGGGCGGTTTGCCTCGGCCGTCCTCCTCGCCCGCCTGCAGGCCGCGGCTCACGAAGCCGCGTACGACGCCCACGTTCCGTCCGTGATCTCTCGGCTGGGCGACTGGCGCGGCCGCATTCATGGCGCCGGATATCTGAACGACAAGGATTTCCTGAAGGACGAGGCTCGCCGGATCTGCGCCGTCGACGGCGTTGCGGTTCCGGATGCCGATGCCGCCGAGGCCTACCTCATCGCCAAGGATGCCCATGCCTACGGGTTCGATGCGCTCCGGGCCGATGAGAAGGAAACGAAGAAGCGGAAGCAGCAGAAGGCCGTCAAAGCCCGGCAGATCGCCCGCGAAGCGAACAAGGCTGCGGTTCTCGAAGCCAAGATGCGCGCCCCCTCCGCGCCCCGAATCCGGAGGAAAGCCGCATGAATTTCGCACTCGACCGCGACTGGAGATCCATCCTGAAACGCGCCTGGTCGGTCCGCCTGATCGGCGTCTCGGTCGTCCTATCCGGAGCCGAGGTCGCACTCCCGTATCTCGACGGCGTCCTGCCGGTCAAACCGGGAATCTTCGCCATCCTGTCGTTCGGCACCACGATTGCCGCCGGCATCGCCCGTCTGGTCGCCCAGCGCGATCTGGAGGCCTGACCGTGGCCACTCTCGCAGATCTCTTTCGCCGCCTCTTTTCTTCTCGGAGCACGCCTGTGTCCGTCCCGCGTCCGACCGCTGCGCCGCGTTCGAAGACCAAGTCCCGCCTTGTCGTAGGCGGCGCCGGTACCGCCCTCCTCGCCGCGACCATCGCTTTCGTCGGCGGCTGGGAAGGCAAGCGAAACGAAGCCTACCGCGATGTCGTGGGAATCTGGACGGCCTGTTACGGCGAAACCCGCAACATCAAGCCGGGTATGACGTTTACCGATGCCGAGTGCGACGCCCAGTTCGCCCCGCGCCTCGTCGAGTTCGAGCAGGGCATCCGGGCCTGCCTGACCGCTCCCGATGCCATCCCGGACGGTGCGTATCGGGCGTTCGTGTCGGTCTCCTACAATATCGGCATCGCAGGATTCTGCCGCTCGTCGATGGCGAGGAAGGCAAACGCCGGCGACCTGGTCGGCGCATGCAATTCGCTGCGCCTCTGGAATAAGGCCGGCGGTCGCGTCGTGAAAGGCCTCGATAACCGTCGTCGGGCCGAGCAGAAGATCTGCCTCGAGGGGCTCCGCTGATGCTCCCCGAAATCATCTTTTTCATCATCGCAGCGCCGGCGATCGCCGGGTTTTCGCTGACGATCGCATGTGCACGGGCGCATGCGAAAACACGGAGAGACTACTGATGATCAAGCGTTCCCTCATTCGACTGTCGCTGATGATGGTCGTCCCGCTGAACCTCGTTGTTGCGGCTCTGCTTCTGGGTGAAACTGGGTCTGTCGAAATAGTGAGCGTCAGCTTGATCATAGCGCTGCCAGCCCTTCTCCTCATCGAGGCGGCGACAGCAATCAGGAAGCGGCTGGCGTGACCAGCTACCTCCTCGCCGGCATCTCTGTGATCGCGATCGGCGCCATCGCATTCGCCGGCGTCCAGTCATCGCGCCTGTCTGCCGTCCAGGCTGATCTCGCGACCACCCGCCAGGAACTTGATGTCTCCGAAGCCAGACGCCGCGGCGCCGAGTCCGCACATCGCGAGATCGTCGAGCAGCTCGCCGCCGTCAGTCGTCAGGCGGACGCCGCCGCTCGTCGTGAGGCAGCCCTTCGCGAGCGGATCGCACGGGACACGGACACGGATCGCGATGGCCCAACAGCACCGGTTCTCCGCGACACAATCCGCGACCTCGGCAAGATCTCGGCGCGCCAGGACGACTGGTACGTCGGTCGCCGCCACGTCTGGCGCCTCGTCGTCATGATAGACGGAATCCCTACCAACATCATCGAGACCAAGGATCAGGCCGCCTGCATCGGCGCTGCCGGCGCGGCCGCAGACGCCGTCCGGAAGCTGCCGAATTTCGAGAGAGAGCTGAAGGGCAAGGTCCGGATTTCCTGCTCGATCACGACGCCGGCGGTGGCCGCATGACCGCGAACATTTCCACGCACACCCGGGCCATCTGTGCGTCGATTTGTACGCTCGCGATCGCTGGCTGCACGACGACCACGATCTTGCCGCCGCCTCCTCTCGCAGATCGCATCCCGAGCCAGCTCTTGGAATGCCGTGACCGGCCGACCGTGGGCGATCTCGCCAGGCAGAGCGACGTCGCGAGGTGGGTCGTCGAACTCGATTCAGCGGGTGAGGACTGCCGGCGGAAGAACAAGGCAATCGCCGGGATCGTCGAGAGCGACCGGGCCAGGACAGGAGAGAACTGATGCACAGACGAGATCGCGAAGCATTCCTCGAGGCCGACTTCTTTGACGGGCCGATCGAGGAGAACCGGAAAGTTTTCATGTCGGACAAGATCGCCGTCCTGACGGACGATGACCGTCGTCGCATCGACCCTTTCGCGGGGACCGTACCAGCCGGCGGAGGCAACTTCCTCGACTACGGCAGGAAGCGCTGATGGACACCCTCGCCTACCGCCAGTGGCCGTCCGGAGAGCTGATCCTTGTGGACGAGGCTGCCAGTGCCGAATGGCAGCCGAACCGATTCCGCGATGGCGCGGCCAAGCGGTCGATGCTGGCCGAGGTCCGTGCCCGCGAAGCCGCCGAGATCGGCATGAACCGCGCCGAGCGGCGTCGGCGCGCTGCCCTGGCGAAGAAGGCCGCCTGACATGCCCGCCGCCCCTGCCCTTCCCGCCGACGACTATCCGGACATCCGCTCTCGTCCTCTCCTCGATCGCCTTCTGGACGACGAGGAAGACGACATCCGGGAGCTGATCCGTGTCGCTGGCCTTGGGGCATGGGATCGCCGGCGCAGCTGGCAAGACGACGAGTAACGAGTAGCCGCCGAGACGGGGGTCGGGCGGCAGGAATTCAAGACGGTGCCGAATAACGCGAGGGGTCGCGGGCGCTATGAGGGGTGTAACGAGTATGGCGTCCGAAATCATTTCCGCAGAGATGGTCGTTGCCTTGACCGGCACGATCGGCGTCTTGGGCGCCGGCTGCAAGTTCGCGTGGAATGCGATCGCAAAGAAGATCCGGGACTCGGAAGTCCGGCTCGAAGCGGAACGCGTCCGGCACGAACTCAAGATCGAGACCGAACGTCTCAAGTATGAAGCCGTCGTGGCAGATCAGATCCGCGAAATGCGGAAAGAGATGTCGCAGCAGGAACGCGAGATCAACTATCTGCGCCGCGTCTCCGATGCATACCTGCGGCACATTTCGGTTCTGGAGCAGCTGATGCGCCAGGCAGGGATCGAGATTCCCATTCTCGACTTGCCCGACTTTCCCTCGTCCGATGGAGATGTGTGATGACGACTGCCCCCTCGAAGGAGGCAATCGTCTCCGACATCCTCGCCGGCCGCACATCCGCAGCAGAGATGGAGGAGATGTACGGCATCCCGGCCAGCCGAATCCGGAAATGGTGCCAGCGGGCGCGGGAGAAGACCCGGATTTCCGCTCCCACGCCGCCGATCGTGGAGACCGTCGAGGTCGACCCGACGCCGCCGAAGACGGAGCCCTTCATGCTCGGCGGGTCGCCGGCCGACAGGAAGATCGTCGCGCTCGAAGAGCAGGTCCGGCGTCTCCGGAAGTCGTTGAAAGAGGCCCACCGTCAGGCCCTCGACGATGACGCGATGCGGGAGATCCTGGGGTCGATGGTCGCGGAACCGGTCAGGGCTCCGGACTGGACCCTGAAATCCCCGACGATCCGGACGAAACTCCCGGAAGTCCCGGTAGCAATGTGGACCGACTGGCATTTGGGCGAGACCGTCTCCCGCGACGAGACGAACGGGCGCAACGAGTACAATGCCGCCATCGCCGAGGCCCGCGTCCACCGCGTCGTCGAAAACACCATCGACGTCGCCCGGCACCACGGTCCCGGCAACTATCCCGGCATCGTCATCGCCCTGGGTGGGGATTTCGTGTCGGGCGGCCTGCACCCCGAGCTGCAGAAGACCGACGAATTCGAGATCCTGCCGTCCGCTCTGAAGTGCCGCGACATCCTGGTTGCCGCGATCGACCGGATGAAGGCCGAGTTCGGATCCGTCTATCTACCGGCGGTCTGCGGCAATCACGGCCGCATGACGCACAAGCCGGAATTCAAGCGGTACATCTACAAGAACGCGGACTGGCTGATCTACCAGATGCTGATCCGGCACTACGCCGACGACCCCACCGTCGTCATCGACTGCCGGCCGGCGAACGAGATTCTGTACCGGGTCTACGGTCTCCGCGTCCTGCTGATGCATGGAGACATGATGGGCGTGAAAGGCGGCGACGGGATCATAGGCGCGCTGGGCCCGATCGCCCGCGGCGAGGTCAAGGTTCGCGGATATTCGTTCGAGTCCTACGATTTCCTGCAGATCGGTCACTGGCACCAGGAATTGTGGCTGCCGAGGACGATCGTCTCCAACACTTTGAAGGGCTACGACGAGTTCGCCAGGCTGGCTCTCCGGGCGCCGGCAACGCCTCCATCGCAGCCTCTGTTCTTCGTCCATCCGGAACGCGGGATCACGTCCCGCTGGTCGATCGCCGCCGAGGAGAAGCCGACGCCGGCCGACGCTCCGTGGCTCCAGGTCTTCCAGGCCGCCGCATGATCCCGCACCCGGTCACCGACCACGCCTGCGTCCGCTATTTCGAGCGCGTCCACGGCGTCGATTTCGACAGCCAGTTCCCCGACGCCAGGCACGATGGCCAACGCCTCGCAGCGATCTGTAGCTATCTGGATATCCAGCCATCTGACGCGAGGGACATGGTCTGCCCACCTCGCCTGCATGCCGGCGTCCACCTGGGCGCGACACTGATCCGCGCTGCCCGACACCGCATGATTTGCGCCGGCGGCCGGGTCGTGACCGTCGTCATTCCGACACCGAAAATGAAGCGCCGGCGTCGGCCGAGCCTGGAGATCGCAGCATGACTCTCGCAATTGTATTCGCTTTGCTCGTCGTCGCGCATGCCCTGGCCGACTATCCGCTCCAGGGGGAATTTCTATCGAAAGCGAAGAACCGGAAGTCTCCGATCCCAGGCGTACCTTGGTATCAAGCGCTCGGCGCCCATTCCTTAATCCACGGCGGCTTCGTCGGCGTTATCGTCGGCACGCTCAATCCGGTCGCCGGACTCGTCCTTGGCACTCTCGAAACCATCGCCCATTTCGCCGTCGACGACGCGAAATGCCAGGGCCGGATCTCATACAATCTCGACCAGGCGCTGCATCTCGGATGTAAGATCGCCTGGGTCGCAATCCTCGCGGTGACCGCATGACGATCTACCAACCGCTCCCAAAATCCGCCATCGCCCTCGGCGGCGGCCGCTACCTGGACCTGCTCGATCCCCAGCCCGCCGATATCGACGTCTACCGCCTGTGCCGTGTCCTGGCCGGCATCCCTCGCTGGTCTGGTCAGCCTGATACGCCCTGGACTGTCGGCCAGCACTCTCTCGTCGTCGGCAAGATCGTCCAGTCGCGGTACCGCGATCCGAAACTGACGCTCGCTGCGCTTTTGCATGACGGCCATGAGTACGCGACCGGCGACATCAATACTCCGCTCAAGAGGCTTCTCGGACCGGCGATCGTGGCGATCCAGGGCGGCCTGGACGCGGCGATCTGCGACCGTGTCGGGGTGGATATCGAGGCGATGCATGGGGCGATCGTCAAGGCTGTCGATGTCGAGGTCGGTTGGTGCGAGGCGATCCTGTTCGGGATGGATGCCGACGATCCGGACCAGCGGAAATTCGTGCCGGCCCGCTATGAGATGGCGACGGATATCGAGTTCGAGATCCGCAGGTTCCTCCGATATCCCGGCGATGATCTCGATGTCGCGGCACTCATGATGATGGCGATCCAGGAAGCTGGAGGCATCCTATGAGCGACGAGAATCCGAAAGCGCTGGTCGGTCGGCAGAAAGCGCCCCTCACTCACGTCGTGCCCGCGACATCGCTGGCCTGGCTGGCCGAAGCCCATCTCGACGGCGCCGAGAAATACGGACGCCTGAACTGGAGAGAGAAGAAGATCGCCCTGACGGACTACATCGACGCCATCCAGCGGCACATCGATGCGATCAAAGAGGGTGAGGATCACGCCGGTGATTCAGGCCTGCTGCATCTCGCCCACATCATGGCTGGGGCGTCGATCGTCATCGATGCGAGAGCTTGTGGTTGCCTGATCGATGACCGGGTGTTTCCGAGGGCGGACGCACTGGAAGCGTCGAAGGTCGAGATCTTGGAAGCCCGGCGGGGCCGACACGAGAGGAAGGCTGCGGCCTGA